CTACCCGGTGATTTCGCTGATGTTCAGGTCCGGAACTGCCTCGGACCAGATGACTTCCTCATGGTCTCGCTGGTAGTTTTTGGTCATGCCCTCGCTCGCATGCCCCGCAATTTTCTGCCCATCCTTTCCGGCCTTCTTGTACAGGTGTAGCGACAGCGCCCTTACCTCATGAAAGCCCGGCATTTCTTCCTCCTTCCATCCCTTGTAGCAATCCGCCGCCTCTCGGGCGTCCTTGAATGCCCGCGTCAAATACCTTTCTTCAATCTTCGTCCAGTGGTCCTTGGTCTGCGCCTGCTTCTGCTTCAGGCGCTCAGGCTTGCGGTGCACCAGGTACGGCGAGACGACATCGTCGCGGCACCGGCTGATGACTGCTTGCAGTTCTGGCGTCACGCGAAAGCGGATCCACGCCGCATCACTGGCCTTGGCCGTTTTCTTTTGCACCACATACAGGTGACCTTCCCGAACGCCATCGAACCTCATATCCAGGATGTCTGTTCGCCGCTGAGCGGTGATCAAAGCCAGGTCGATTGCGTTCTGTAGCCAGGCCGGCGACTTCTCGCGGATGGCTTTCAGGCCCTCAATGGTGTGGCGCTTGCGTAGCTTCTTCTCGATGCGATTGATCGTGCTCGCGGCGGGGTTGTCCGGGCACAGGCCCTTGGCTGCGGCATGGTTGAAGATGTCAGTGAGCAGCGCCCGGCACTGGTTCGCGGTTCTTGGGGTGAGTGCGTCGAGCATTTCGGCGACCATGCGAATGCTGATTTGGTCGACCGCCTTGCCCTCGAAAGCCTTTCGGAATCGCCGAAAATGTACCGCATACAGCCCGAGCGTGCCCTTGGCCAGCTCGCGCGGAGGGAGCACCGAACTCTCGTATTGATCCAGGAAGCCAGCGAACGACTCCGAGGAACTGCCCAGCACGGCACCGACTAGGTCGGCACCGCGCATGAACTCCAGGTTGAGTTGCTTCGCGGCATCTATCGCTTTGATGCGGTCGGCGCCGAACTGGAACCACTTCCCATCAGTCGGGCGCCGATAGCGATAGGTCGAGCGCCGCGCATCGAAGTACAGGTTCTGCGGAAGGTTCTTGTTCGCAGTATTGCGCGGCCTTGGGACCATCACGCTGCTCCTTTCAGTACCATTGCCACCAGGTCGTTACCGCCAGACCGATTGAATGCAGTCCAGTCAACGTACCAGAGTTTCCCGATCTGCTCGCCGGGGACCATGCCGTTGCGGATGTGATTGCGGATCGCCTGGGGGCACTGCGGGGTTCCGTTTTCGCCCCAGCGTCGACGCTGAAACTCGCTGATCTTGATCAGTTCTTTTTTCATTGGATGCTCCATGCCGCGCATAGCGGCAGAAGGTGGTTAGTGTGCTGGCCATCCAAGAGGTAGGCCGTTCTCGCGTGGGTGGTGGGACGGCGGGTCTTCCTGCATGCACATCGGAGTGCTTTGCTGGGCGCCGCATGCATGGCAGCCTGACGGCCCACCCCAGCAGGTCGGATGGATGCGCGGGAAGCCGCTTTTGCATTTCGACTGGCGCTCGTCGTATTGCGAGCACGCGATTCGTTCGGGCATACGAATTCCTCCCCGCCGTTCACCGGCAGGTTGATAGGTGCAAGATGGGTTAGGGCTTTGTCGTCTGCTGGCGTTTGCGAGCCGCGGCAACCAATGCTTTCGATGTGCTTGCCACGCCGCCGGCAACGTCCTCGGGGAGGATTGCTGTATTGCAGTGAGGGCAGAGCGGCGCCATCTTCGTGCTGCGCCAGGCTTCGTCCATCACCTTTGCGGCCCGGCTTCGGATCTGGAATTTTTCCGCTTCAGCCAGCTCTGAAGCGCGGCGATTTATCCGCCCTGCTGCGGCGCTGAACTTCTCCACCAGGTGGCGAAAGGCGTCGAACGCTTCTACCTCGGTTTCGCAGTCGCTGCACCAGATGCGGCGTTCCTTGTCGTCGTAGACCATCTTTCTGTGCGTGCAGGAGGACAAAGGCCGGCGTGTCAGGCCGCGGGCAACCCGAATGTCTTCGATTTGCACGACCTTCACACCGTACAAATATTCCTGCGGCTCAATCGGTGCGTCACTCATCGCCACGGCCCCTTATATATGAACCCGAGCATGTAGATCATGGCGTCACCTCGCTGGCAGGCAAGAGCTCGCCGGCCAGCTCCGCAGCCAGACCAATAGGCCACCAGTACCGCGCTCGCTGGTAGTCCGGATAGGTTTCCTCACGAATCACCAGACCTTTCCGCTGAAGTGCCTTGAAGACGCCCAGCACGGATGGAGCGGCGATCCCGAGGCGGCGCCCAACCTGATAGGTCAGACCGCCCATGCCGAACACGCACGCTTGGTCACCCTTAGCCAGCTTCTCGCAGTCACCCTGGTGGAGGTACGGCGTTACGCCGCGATAGCGGTATGCGTTTTCTCGACCGATCTTGCGTAACTCATTGAGTACGCTCTGCTGTTTCTCTGTCAGCTTCATGGCGTCACTCCGTACCCATGAGGTAGGTGGGTTCAGTTGCTTCAGCAAGCCAATCGCGGAGACAGCCGCATTCGGCGTGCGGCGGATCTTCATCAGTCCACTGCTGGTCGAGCATCTTCTCGCTGGTCAGCTCCACATCCCAATCCGCATATTCGGCCGTGTCATCGCCGTTCATTTCAGCCAGGACGCGACGCGCCTCGTCTTCGCTTGTAGCGGCAACCCAGTCTTGATCGCCGACGCTGTAGCAACGCAGATCGGGGCGAGCCGGCTGGCTGCCATCGAGTTCGAATGCTTGATCTTGGTTTTCTTCAGACATGACTGTTCCTTTGCCGCTAAAGCGGCTGACTTTGAAGGGGGAAGGGTTAAGGCAGGGTGGAGTACAGGCGAGCTTTTGCCAAGGCCCCGATTGGCTGGGCTTCGCGCTGACGGATTAGCGTCTCTAACGGCTTGCGAAGTTCGACTTTGATAACCAATTCGACAGCGCCTTCGTTACCTATTATCAAAGGATTGTTGCATAATCCTCGCTACTGAGTAATCAAGGAATTGTGATGGCAAAGGGTTGGCTAGTTACTTGGGTAAGCATTTTTGCAATAGTTGCTATCGGTTTTTATGTGGAATTATTTCCGTATTTACAGATAGATAAGAAGGTCACGACGGCTGATATAGTTGCTGGGATTTCTGCAATCGCAACTGCTATTGCTGCATATGCAGCATGGGAAGCAGCAAGTGTTTCCCGAAAATCTGCTGAAGAAAGTAAGTATTTAACTCGCGCCCAGCTCTATGTGAGTCATCGAAAAGACTTTATTGAGCTACTTGACTACGTTGCTGCAGAGCTCAAGGTGGTTTTTTTTCGTAAGTATGAGCTTTATATGAAGCTTTTCCCGGAGAATCATTACTCTGGTGAGGTGTTTGAGCCCGATGCGAATATTGATGCTATCAAAAATTGGGTAGCTAAATACGAAGAGCTATCCTCAATTACGAAGGGGGCTCCTTCAGATCTTGAGCTTGAGTTTTGGATTATGGAATGCTCGACTCTGGCGGAGCAAATGCACTTCGTATTTCCTCGGAGCGAAGAACCACAGCTTTACTTGCATGCCAGCGAACTCCCCATCCAGACACAGTTCGAAATTAGTCCGGCAAGACCGGTTTTCTATCTTGGTGAGGTCATGAATCATCTTCGAGCCTTTGGGGGGTATACGAGGATCACGCCCTTGTTACTCGCGGATCAACCGTTTGAAGTGTACTTCGCGAGATACTTCACGCGTATTGCAAAAGGTCATCCTACGCACCGCGTTTGTCGTCCAAAGGACTGGGCTGCGTCGGCGACGTAGGAGGACAGGCGGTGACCGTCTTCAGCGCCAGTTAACCGAAGGGGTAACTGTTGCTGTGCATGTACAGCGCTGGGCAGTAGATACGGATTTTTATGGGTACGGGGCGTCCTATGCCGGGACATATCCGGGCGGTGGGGAGGAAACAGGCGACGAACGGCCTGTTACAGCTCTTTCGAAAGGTGCTTGAAGAGGAGAAACGAGAGGATCAGGATGAGCTCTCACTTCATTCGGAGTTACTACAATGGGTCAGGCCAAGCACGAAATGATGAAGGCAGATGAAAAGCGAGATTTAGCTTCTGACATCGCAACACGCGCGGGCGTCCTTGATTACTGTGAACGCCATGTTGTCTATTACCAGACAGGCGCCGATGTAGAAGACGCCTATAAACTTGGAAATTCGATGTACTCCAAAGGCGAGCTGAACGAAATGTTTGAGGATCGGCGTGAAATGACTGACTTCATCAAGGAGGCGGTTGGGTCATGCGCTGATGAGTGCTACGGATGTACCGAATCGCGCGATGACGATTAAGCAGCAACGGCCTGTCTTTCAGCTATCCGCCATGGATCGTTTGCCCTTGCAAGGGCAGCCATCGGCGGAGGGCTGACGCTGTTTCCGCACATGTGCACCTGCTGGGTTTTGGTGAACGGCTTGCCGTCGGCGCCGTGGCTGATGATGTAGTCGGCGGGGAAGCCCTGGGCCTTGTACAGCTCGGCCGGCTTCAGCATCCGCAGGCAGATGTCGACGATCACATAGGGCGTGCCTTTGACCATCACGGTGACCATGGCGAGACGGTCCTTGGTGGTTATCGTCGGCGCCGGCGAGTCGCATGCGCTGATGTTCTCGGTACCGTAGTAGCTGATCAGGAAGGCGGCGACACGCAGGGCACCGGCTTCGTGCTCAGGCGACAACGTGAGCGACACCAGCGAGCTCTTGCCACCGCCGCCGGCTGTGATGGTCGGCGCCGGTTCTTCCAGGCCCTGGCCAATGCTGCCGCCGAATGCCCGCTCCATGAATGCGCTGGCCAACCCGTGGTGCAGGCCGCCGGCGCTGATGGTGTGCAGCGGGTCATTTACGTCCCGGGCATCGCAGTTGCCGCGCAAGTGCACCAGGTTCGCCACCGCCAGTTGCTGCTGGCTGCCGGTGTTGGTGACCGTGGTCATGGGTTCGTGCATGCCCTTGGCGTGCGTGGTGTTGAATCCGCCATTGGCCTGGATCATCACCGCGGCGCTGACGGATTGCCCGCCACCGCTGGCAGTGACAGTGCCGATCGGGCCGCAGATGTCGTTCACCCCGTGGGATCGGCGTTTGTTCGCGCCAGAACCTTCCCCGTGACCGGCCTGGACGATGCAGGCGGAAGCCAGAGCTCGGTGGTTCTGGGTCATCAGCGTGCCCACCGGCTGGTCCATGCCCACCGGCTTTCCTGAGTACTCCGGGCCACCGGCCCCAACCATCAACGGGCTGATCAGCGTCAGCTCGCCGCGGTTTGCGCAGGTCACTGTCGGCAGCGGTTCGAGTGGGTCGTTGATTCGGTCGCTGCCCTGGTGCGTTGCCGGTGCGATGATAGGGCTGACCACCGAGAAGGCGCCGCCCTTTGGGTAGGAGGTGATGGTGCGCAGCGGCTCGTCGGCCGATTGCACAGTCTCGCCTGACCAGTTGGCAATCGGCACAATGAATGGTGCCGCGCTATCGATGACGAACTTCCTCATGCCCTTGGCAACGCGCCGCAGGGTGGCCGGGGCCAGGTCTTTCTTGCGGCCGAAGATACTTTTACCCAGGTCGCTGAAGTCGATACAGTCAGCGGCGGTTTTCCACTTCTGCTGGCCCTTGGCGGGGTTCTTGGCGTGTGTTGGCTCCGGCCACACAATCGGCTGGCCGTCGCACCGGGCAATCATAAACAGGCGTTCCCGGCTGGTAGGCGCGCCAAAGTCGCAGGCCTTGATGACTTTCCACTCAACGACATAGCCCATGCCCTCGAGCAGGGCCACGAAGCGGCGCCAGGTACGGCCGCGCTGCTTGGGGTCAGGGATCAGGAACTGCTGGCCCACCGGCACGACCTCACCAGGTGCGGCAACGTCGCCGCCGAGTTTCACCACCCGGCCGGTGGCCTTGTCGCGCTTGGCGATCAAGCGGCCCCACTGCAGGATCTGCTTCACGTTCTCCAAGCTGATCACCCGGGGCCGTTTCATGCCTGCCCACTTGAGGCCGATCCACGAAAGGTTGCGGATCTCGCGTTTGCGCGGCTGACCGCCGGCCGCTTGGCTGTGGTGAGTGCAATCCGGCGACATATGGAACCAGCCCACGGCCTTGCCGCCGCATTCGGTGTCAGGATCACCCTCGAACACGTCGGTGGTGTAGTGCTTCGCACCTGGGTGGTTGACGGTGTGCATGCTGATTGCCTGGGGGCTATGGTTCTTCGCCACATTCACTGTGCGGCCCAGGCCGATCTCCAGGCCGGTACCGGCACCGCCACCACCACAGAAGAAGTCGACAACGATCTCATCGTCCTGAGGGTTGAAGCCAAGTCCGTATTGGGTTTTGAAATCGAAGGGGTGTTTCTTCTGTTGTGCGGACATAGGGGATCCTCGCCGGTATATTGCGGATTCGTGGGAAATGGATGCGATGAGATGAAAGCTTGGGATCGATATAAGGAAGAACGTAAGCACCGCAAAGATATTGAAGGGCAGATAAAACGAATCGAACAACTTAGCAAAGTTGTTCCTGAGCAGACCCTCGATATGGAGCAGTGGGGGTTTGTGCCTGAAGAGGTAAAAACCCTTGAGCAAGCTGAGCAATGGTTGGCTGTGCTGCAAACCGCACAGCTTCGACGCAAAGCCGAGCGTTATGGGATTGAGATGCCTGATACTTCAATTGAGGAGTTCGGACGCAGAATGGAGTGGGATGCCGATCAAGACGAGCCTTACTATCTGACTAGCAAAGGTATGCGTATCGTAAATCTCGCTCTGCGCGAGGAAGATAAGTATCGCTGGGATAAGTGGAATACCCGCATTTCGGTAACTATTGCACCGCTAAGTTTGATAGTGGCAATCTTGGCGCTTGTGGTTGGCAAGTAGCTGATACTGGCGCAGCAAGTAGGGGGAGATCAGCCGCCGCAGTAGCCTGAGTCGCACTCTGTGGGAAACATTTCCATCTGGTCGCGCGACCTCGGGGCGGCGGCCCATTGCACAACGGCCCGGATACCGACGGCGCCTTTACGGCGTGCCGATCGAAACATCACCCTCGGCTTTCTCTTTTTGGTGAAGCCCAGGGCCTTTTCGGTGACGTCGATCAGTTGAATGCGATCCTCGGAAAGCAGTCGGATATCATCGATGTTCGCGTTGATGCAGGGGTAGCACTCTAGCGAGCGATGCGGCAAGACTTCAAAGCCCGCCCGGCGAATCAGTGCATTACGCATTTCGTCGGTGTGCCGCACCAGCGGCTGCCAAAGCTCCCTACCACCATGTCGTTCCGATGCCGGGACATGCTCTGGCGCATCCGAGCGGTGCTTACTCTCGCTTCTGCGAACCCCTGTCATGGCGCTGGCTTCATTGTCCGGGTCATTTATGTCGAGCCAGTTCAGCGCCGGGATGACCTTCAGTTCGGCAGTACAGAACTGGCCCTGACCACCAGCACCAGGCCAGCCACATTTCCTTTTGACCAAGATGAGCATGCCTTCTGACTGGGTGCGGGCGGTCGTGAAGCCGTAACTCTGGGCCATGGCCTCGCCATCGGCCACACGGGACGGCCACCAGTCTGCCGACCAACCCGTGTCCGAGTAGAGACAATAGACATCTTTCAAGCCTCGCTCATGCGCCCATTGGATCAGGGCAATGGAATCGTTTCCGTAGCTGCAGAACAAGACGTACATAGTAATCTCCAGCCAGGCACCGGGCTCGCCGGCTGGCGTGATTCGTTGAAGTGGGGTATTTGTGTTTGGCGCGGCACGGATTCGGTCGCACACATCAAACCGGAGTTACAAATGGCGCTGCCAAAATATGCTGAAGGTCATTCAAAGGAAGAGCTTGTGCGGATCAACTGCCAGGCCTGCGCTTCAAACAGATACGGTCTACTGAATAAGCCATACATCGCCACAAGTTATGCAGGCATTGATCCGGAGGTCTACGTGACGTGCTTGAAGTGTGGAAACAAGCAGATTGACGCTGAAAACTGGTATGACGTTTAACGTTTACAGCGTCTTGTAAGATCAAAATCAGGACTTGGCTCGCTTTAGCTGCTGGGTCAGTTGAGTTGGCAGCCCGCACAGCGTCAATGTGCCGCCTTCCTCGTCAAACTTGATCTTGTCGCCCAGCAGGTGGGCCTCGAAGCTGATCGACAGACCTTCGGCCCGGCCGGTGAAGCGCCGGAATTTGTTGAGGGTCTTCTTGTCCGGCGGCAGCGTGGCGGAAAGTCCGTAGTCCTTGGCCCTGATGAAGTCGTAGAAGCTCTTCGGCTGGTCTTCGTCGAGTAACTCCGACAGCTCGTCGAGGGTGATTGGCTCGCCCAGCTTGGCCTGGACCATGGCGTAGCTGACCAGGGTCTGCGTCTTCTCGCGGGCCGACTCTTCGCCCAGATCCTCGCTTTCAACGAAGTCACTGAACGCCTTGAGCAGGGTGCGGGTTTCTCCTGGGCCGTCGACCCCTTCCAGGCAGCCGATGAAGTCGCGGAAGTACTCGTTGATCCTGCGCCCCTGCTTGCCCTTGAGGTACGAGATGTACTGCTTCGACTGTGGGTTGTTCTTCCACTCGCTGAGGTTGATGCGCGCTGCCAGGCGGATATGGTCCAGGTCCAGGCGCTTGACCGTCATCAGGTGTAGCTCTTCGGTCATGGTCACCGCTTCGGTTTCCTGCACCAGGGCGATGACCAAATACTCGGTCAGGCCTTGCTGGTAGTGGCAGAAGAGGGCGTGCCCGCCGGCTGTCAGGTTGGACTCTTCCATCAGCTTGACCAGGTGTTCGACAGCAATGGTGCTGAATGCCAAGAAGTCGCTGCTGCCGGTCAGGTACTTGTTGAGCCAGCCGCTGAGTGGATGTGCGCCTGATTCGGAATGAAAGAAGCCCCAGCCCTTGCCGGCGGTGGCGTTGTAGCTTTCGTTGAGCTGGCTCATCAGGTCGTCACGGGCCTGGCTCTCAACCTGTTCGGCGGCGCCGAGGTGCAGAACGGCCGGGCTGCCGTCGGGCTTCTTGTCGATCTTGTGGATTGCGCTGTGAAGTACGGGCATTGCGTTTACCTCGGGTAGGCGCCGTCCTCCGTGACTGGATGCGACGGGTGGGGTTATCGGTAGTGGCGTATTGCTATAAGATTCGCGGCCATTTGCCGGATCTGCCGCAAATCAAAAGGACTCACATGAAACTGAACATTATTACTCTGGGGCTTATCGCTGTTCTGGCTGGCTGCACAACCGCCGGGCCATATGTCACCAATATTTCCAGTGATGGTCGTAACGGTTTGAACATTGAGAAGTGCGCAGTGAAAATGAATGCATTCATGGGCACGGTTAGCACCTCCGAATGCACATCCCAGAATGTTCAACTCAGTCGTAGCAACTGAGTTCAGGCTTCAGTCGGGCGCAATGATCTCGTCGCCGGGGTCTTTCTGTAGTGCGAGAAGGCTTTTACTGTGGAATTCCCGCGCCACCTTTTCCGTAAGTTCGAATTCGTGGCGCGGCGGATTTAGCAGCGGCCGACTCTGGACGGCGCCCATTGCATGCAAGTGATGAATCATCAAGGTCATCGCCTCGCCTTGCTCAGTAATGCCTGACCACCCCATCAGATCGGCCAGAGCCTGGCGTGTGCCGGGGCGAACCCTGAGCCTCAATTCCTCTTCGGCAAGTGCCACACGCTTCCTGGCAGACTTGGCCGATCGCTCCTGTACTGATTTGGCCATGGCCTACCTCTTCAATTCCACTGGCCGGCAGTGCGAGCCAGGTTGGTCGGCGTCTCGCGCTGATCTGTTTGTGGATTCGCTTCACGCTGCAACCTTCTGCTGATTCCAGGCACCGACCGCTTCGAAGATCCGCGCGGCGTGTGCCTCATCGAGCGACAGCGCCTCAGGGATGGCAATCCATCCCGAAGCCACCATCTGGCTCTGGTTGGCCTCGTCACGCAGCTTCTTGTAACAATGCTCGATTACGTCTTCCAGGTGATCGGAGAGGTAGACGCCATCGGGCGCCACCTCCACTGACTTGCTGTAACGGTCGCCGCGGGCGTCGATACAAAGCGCGCTGAGGTAGATCGTCCACCGGTGCGGGATACTGCAGACGGCCTGGCCGATCCTCCCCGGCGCGACGTTCTTCAGCGACTTGTAATTGATCATGCCCTGGCGGCCGCTGGGGTCGATGTTGACCACTGCGACGTGGTTGGTAACCAGCAGCGACCGGCAGGACCGGTCAATGCGGGCTTTGAGGTTGTGGGGCTTGCGCTTGCTCATAAAGCCTCCGCGAGTTTGCGCAGTGCGTTACGCTCGGCCCGGGTTATAGGCGGCTTGCGGCGCTTGAGGATGGTCGTGGGGTCGATCATTTCCGAGCGCTTGGCCGGTTCTGGATTGATCTCCGGGCTCTCGCCGATGGTGAATTTGCCGCCGGCGGCCAGGTGCCGACGGACCTGAGTGGAAAGCTCGAGCGCTTTCTCGCGCCGGAACTCGATGTCTGACTTGAGATTGCTGATCATGCTGCCGCCTTGGCCAGCGTCACCCCGGCCATGCTGAAGGTTGATCCCTGCGCTGCAACCATTGCGTCGAGCGCTTCCCAGTTGACCGAAAGCAGTGTGATCGGCGCTTGACCATATGCCACAGCTTTCACCAGGGCCTCGAAGTCCGTCACGTTGGCCTGCAGCAATACCTGCTCGACGGCAGGATTCGTCACTGGCTTTTCGGTCTGGGTGACGGATGCCGCCGTCTGGATCGGCGCGGCGCGGACTGGCTCGGGCGCCGCCACCTTTTCGGCAACGAGCTCTGGCTTGATGGCAGCCAGGCGCTGGGCTTCCTGCTCTTCGGCGATGCGCTTCGCGTCGGTCTTTTCCTGCTCCGCCTTCTGGTGTTCGGAGATCCTGAATTTGATCAGCGTCACCAGGTCGTCATTGGCTTTGGCCACCAGCTGTTGCACGTCATTGAACAGAAAGACGTGGTCAACGGCGAGTTCCGCCAGGCTGCTCAGGTTCAAGCGAATGCTGTCCGCTGCCTGACTTGCATCGATCTTCGCCCGGGCCAGCTCGGTATCAACTGCGTCCTGGAGGCTGGCGATGGTGCGCTTGTTCTTCATGGCGCCGGTGAAGTCCGAAACGACATGAGGCAGTGTGACTTGGCCAAGGGTCTTGTTGATTGCGGCGATGTGGCCCGCTAGGGCGAGCTCGGCTTTTTGCTTGATGTTGGTCTTCACCAGCAGCTCTTGAGCCTTCACCAGCTTGTCGACCTTCAGGCGGGTCTCGCGGGCATGGGCGCTGATACGATCCAGTGACGAAAACAGTTCGTCGATGCTTTGGGTCTGCGACAGGGCCTGCTTCTTGGCGACCGCGACAGCTTCCTCGACATCGCCGCACCATTTGACCGCCTTCTTGGCGTCGGCGAAATCCTGGTCGGTGGAAAGTGTGGTTTTCACCGAGTCGATGACAGCCAGGGCTGAATCTTCAAACACCTTCAGGTTGCTGGCGGTGACCATGCCGGTCAGCTCGATGCGCAGCGCTGGCAGCTCGTCCGGTGCCTTGCCGACTACGATTGAAGGGGCGTCGGCCATTTCAAAGTTGGCCAGGTCTGCCTCGAACTGTTTCCAGCCCTCAATCAACTGGGCCGCACGACCGGCGACGGGCCGGTACTCCATGTGCACGAAGTTCTCCGCGGTGCCGTCCGAGCAAACAAAGATCACTCGCTCAGCGCCACTGACCAGCAGTTGCTGCTCAAGCTGCCAGTAATAGTGCGGAGCCAGGTCGCCGGCTTTCACTTGGGCCACGACCGACTCATTCCACAGCTTGTGCTCGAACAGGGTCTCTCCGAGCATTGTGGCGCCGTCCATGGAGGCGAGTAGGTTGCCTTTGGTGCCAACGATCGGATACAGCTCTTCGCCGATCAATGCTTCAGTTAGTGGGCGGGCCAGGGCTTCAGTAGCGTGGCCTTTGTCGAAGATAAACTGCTGAGAGGGCGTGACGTCCGGCGTTATGCCGGTCTTTTTGGCTGCCAGCAGGTCGGTGCGAGTTTGGTACTTTGAGGCGCCCATCATTGCCGGGGCCTCAGAGGCGGTGAAGTGCTGGGCGCGGAGGGCAAGCCACTCGGCGGAGCCTTGAGCTACGTTGTGAATTTTCATGCTGCGTCTCCATCGAGGGCTTTGAGGTTGGTGATGATTTCGATCTGGTCATCGCGCAATGAGTACTTGCTGCTGACGTTGGAAATGATGTGTTCCGGACTAGTGCGGCCGGCGTCGATCAGCGGCTGCCATTTTTCGATGTTTTCAGCCAGCAGCTCGTCGGGATAGGCAGGCTTCGCGTCCGGCTCTGGTGGGGTCTGCCGGGTCGGTGAGATGTCTTTGGCTGCCTCCTCGAATGTCTTGCCTTCCATCTCGTCAGCCGTTGGCGCAGATCCGACTTCGGGGAATGCTTTGCGCAGAGCCTGTGCCTCGGCGCATTTGGCGAGTTGGGCAAATGCTCGACGCTTCCACATGGCGTTGGGCGCAGCGGTGTCCTTGCTCGATGTCGCGTAGTTTTCAAGCCAGCGCTCGTTGGCTGTGTATTCAGCAACCAGCCCGTTGCTCATCTGTCTCTTGACGGTCACGCGGCACCATTCGGGGTAGGTGACTTCTACGCCGCTAAGCTTTGCCGTCACTGGTGGGCCATATTCAGGCTCGCTGATTCCGGCGTACTGGCCGGTGCGCGCCGCCTGAATGCGGTACAGGCCGATGCCCGGCATCACCGTGTCCTGCATCTTTTTCGTCTTCGAGTTCCAGATCGGGACGATGTGCACCGGCTTCAGCATGGGGTCCAGGTGCGCGGCCTGGCAGTAAGCCAGCACCATGACGACTGAGTTCTTTTCTGCGCCGGGGTAGAGGCTGCTGCTCAGCACTTCAACGAGCGCGGCCTCCGACATCGCCGGCGCGCCGTCGTCCTGCTTCATTACTGCGGACATGGGGATTCCTTGCCGCGATGCTCGCAGCGTTCAAGTTGGTTTGGACTACTGAGTGACGCGATCAGCGAGAGCGCTGAGCATCATCAGAAAGATGAAGATGGCGAGGACAGGGAATGAGCCGCGCCAGATGAGCATGCGGCGCACGCGCTGGTGGCTGGTCATTGCGACACCACCACCGGAAGTTGGCCCTGCTGCTGAATCTCGCGCATCTCGGCGTAGATTCCCCACCAGAAGACGGTGATGACGACGAGAAACCACCAGAAGGGCCTCATGACACCCTCGCAACCAGCATGCCGCGCCTGGTTTGAATGCGGATGCGCTTGGGCAAATCAGCGACCAGAAAAAAGCCCTGTCTATGCAGGGCTTCGGTCATTGCTTTGGCATTACGGGCGATGATGGTCATGCTACTGCTCCTTGCTTGAGCGATGCGTTGTAGGAGGCGTAGATCTGGTCGATACGTGCGCGGTAGTGGCGGTGCTCGTCATCGCTGATCGCCCGGAGCAGGAACGCCAGGGTCACGGCCGAAGTAGCTGCTGCGCTTGCATTGGCTTTGCCGAGATCACGGATCAAGTTGTCGATCTCGCCCTCGATCCAGGTAACCGCCGTTTGGTGATCACGCTGCTGCTGGTTCATTGCTTCTCTCCATTCATGCCGAAGAAGTCGCCGATCTGCTCAACTGCCAGGCTGATTCGCTTGGCGGCTGCTTTGCGCTCGGCCAGTTGGATAGCTTCGCGCTCGACCAGAGCCTGACTACGCGCCAGTGCGGCCGCTTCGTAGTCATGGAAATCCTCCGCCTTGGGCGCCTTTGGGTGACCCCATTCGTCGAAGCGCCTGTCCCACTCTCGGGCCTGGGCGCTATCTGCATAGCTGGTGGACATGGTCGCCTCCAGAGTGGCGTGCGTTGATCCAACAAAACTCGGCTGCACTCATCCATTCCGCTGGTTGCCGCTGGGCGCGGAGGGGAGTGCATGCGGGTGGTGTCGGGGATTGGCTGTCTTTGGCTCTTTGAATTGCCATGTATCAAAACTGAATTATTGAGCTGATTTGCAGTCTGAAAATTCAACCAATACCAGCTTTTAGGACGTCGAAATGAAGCGCGCAGTAGTTATGATTTTGGCTGTTTCTGGCCTTTTCCTGCTTGGTGGTTGCGTGCCTATCTGGGACGATGGGGGAAGGTATGGGCATGATCATTACAGAGGCGATGATCATGGACGCAGATACGACCAGGGCGACGACAATGATCAAGGTCGAGGCCGTGGTTACGATCGTCGTTACGATAATCGCGGGTATGATCGCAATCACGGCCGAGATCATGATGATCGAGATGACTGATACTGGCAGGCTTTCAGAGTTGAGCTGAATAGTGCAGGCGCCCGGCACTGCCCGGGATGTGTCGAGTCTGGCTAGCTTTGCCCTCGGACTCGCCTGCGGTGTTCGTCTTCGTTTTGGTTGGGCCTACCTTTCGGCTGATGCGCGGTCACATCGTCGGCCCTACTGTCCGCTGCCTGTTAGGGTGTAGGGCGCAGCCTTCAGGCTTGCTGCGCCACGCAGGTGGAACGTTGAGCTACTTCATGGCGGTATCTCCTGTTGTTCGCTCACTGGGAAGGCAGTGGCCACCTATTGAGTGGGTGCCGGTCTTTCCCGGCTGTCACGGCGCTTGTGCCAGATCAAGGTAGCTCGCCAATACCAGGTTGGCGCTGACCCTGCGCAATGCGGGCTGAGCTATTCGCCGAGCGATGCAGAAGGCCGGACGCTACCCCGGCTATGGAACGTTCATGCTCTGTGTAATGGCCGCAGCGCGTTCGGTATCGCCCGATTGCTCGGCAAGGCTGCAGTACGTCCGAATCCAGGGGCCTGTTTCCACCAATACAAGAAGGTGTGCACTTACCCACCTTGGCTCCAATCCCCAAGGAGCGATCCCCATCGAGTCATGCCGTGTGTAGCGTGTCTCCGAGGCTCAGTATCGAGCCCATCTTTCCACGCCGCTTCTGCTGTGTTGCGGTGATGCAGGTGGGCGGTTATAGGCCGCGATTTCGTCCGCATCCGTCTGCCCACTCACTGAATGGGCAGAGGTGATGCTCAGCCTTCGCGTACTCGGGAGATCGGGTTCGGTTCATTCAGGAACGGCGACAGCCGAAGCTGAAGCATCTTTACGTGGTCGGCCTGCTGGTCGATCAGGCTGCGAATGTCTTTGACTTCGTAAAACGCCATCAGCTGCTGAACCTCGGCATCAGGCATAGGCAACGTTCGCGGCTTCATGTCTGCCACGCGAACCGTGTAGACGCTGTTCTCGCTGATCCCGCAGACGATCACGCGGGCCACGTCTTCCATCCGGCCAGCATGAATCGTTGCAGTCGGCGGCGACTGGATCGGAACATCTACCCAAGTGTTCGACTGATAGGTGCCGACCACCTTGTGCGTGTAGATCTCGTTCGGAACGCCGTGACGCTTCATCTCGATCAGCGCGTAATCGCCGAAGCTGGGAAACGACGCTTTGGCTAAGTCGTAGTTGAACTCGCTCATTTGTGACTCCCGGTTGTCATCCCAAGCAGCCCTCGCGAGAAGGCTGCTCAGTGATGCTTTCCACCGTGACCCGCTACTGGCGTCGGTCGCTGGCTTGAATCGAATGTCGTGTCTCACCGCTGCGTCGGCTTGCCGGGCGCATCTGCTCAACGGGTGTTCCTGGCCGCTGTTATTCGCCACCTGCGGACTGGGCGATGATTTCTTTCCATACGTTTACGGTTTGGCTGCTGGGGCCGAGCAATACGGCGTACCTAGGTGGGAGTCGCCCACGCCTGGTACGTCAATGCCTGGCTGATCCAGAAGCTTTCTACGATTGGGTTGTTAAAGAGCGTTCCGGTTGCCCGAGGCTTCTCGGCCTTCGCAGTGGGTGTGTGTTGCTGCGATGGAGTTAATTTAGCCCTGCGCTAAAGTTGAGTCAATAGCTTTGAGCTAAATAAATTAGCTGTTAGCGAAATATGGTCGACTTTATGTGTCAGCCAAGGCGCCGGACTGGTGGGTGTGTAATGGCCTTTACGGAGGACTTAGCACTGCGCTATGATTTTGATGTGCTGTATAGATATACAGTTGTCAGATGAGGGCGAAGATGGACGTTCAGCAGATCCAAAAAGAAGAGTTGAGAGCGGTAGCGTCAGGCATGGAAAGGCTCAGCCTGCGGGTATCCGAGATGATCAATCACCCAATTGCACAGCTTCAGCGCTGGGTAACGATCCATCGCTTGGATGCGGATGGCGATCGGGAGTGGGACGAAGTGCTTGGTGTCATTGCCGACACGGATGAGCTCGAACTCACGCTTAACGACGACGGTAGCGTCACAGTGAGGTGGGAGCAGCAGGAGGCGGAGGGCGTCGCGAGGGGTGTGCCGGAGTTCGAGTCTGAAGAAGAGCCAGCGCCTTTCTGATGAAAAACAAAAGCCCGCGTTTGACGGCCTTAGGGTTGGCGCGGGCTGGTATCCTGCGGGCCTACCCATTACAGGTTTTGCGAGTGGCTTAAATGGAGTTTTATTTGTGTCCGAGGATTTTCGCTGCTGGCGTGGTGCTGGTAGCGCTGGCCGGTTGCGACGTTACTCAAGATATGGCGGTAGATAAGGGCCAAGACATGGTCGCCTCAACCCTCAAGGATCCTGATTCAGCGAAATTTCAGCGTGTTTTCATGGTGGAAGAGAAGGTCATTGGCGATGCGCACTACGGCGTGCTTTGTGGAGAGGTCAACTCAAAAAACTCGCTTGGAGGATTCACAGGCTTCAAGCGATTTGTGGCGAGTTTCAATTACTCCAAAAAAGGCACGGTTGGAGTCAGCTACGTCACTCTTGAGGAGGGGCAGAATGCCGAAATAAATACTTCAGGAAAATCATACTTTAACGATATTTATTGGGTTGGGAGGTGTGAGCCCAGGCTCGCGCCAGCAAAAGCAGAGCCAGCAAAAGAAGACCCGCCAGTCACGACGCTATCAAAGTCAGAGGTACGCAAGGCTGCGAAGTCCGCCCAGGTCGCAAAGACTGCGCCTGCTACCGTAAAAGTTTCTAAATGGGCTGTTCAGGTTGCATCTATGAGCGATGCGGTCCAGGCAGAAAATCTTCAGCAGGCAATAGCCGCTGATGGGTTTACCTCTTATGTAACCACCAAAGACGGCAAGATCCGCGTATTTGTTGGTCCTTTTGCTGATCGAGCAATGGCTGACAGCATGATTGGCGAGCTGAGAACAAAGCAGCGTCTAAAGGGGTTCGTGATAAGGGTTGATTAATAGGATCTGCAGGGCGGGACATAAGTGAGTGCCCCGGCCCGAGGCAGGGCACTGGCAGGTTTTTCGGTACCTGCCTCACTCAGATTCCTGAACCCTCAGCCTCGCCAGGCCCTGCTTGATATGCCCGGCGTTCTCGCCGATCACTTCCAGTGCGCCACGCACGTTCTCACCGGCCTCAGCATGGCCTTGGCTCTCGACAAGCAGGGTCAGCTCCATCAGTGCTGCCTCCAGGGCAAGCTGGTTGTCATACAGGCGCTCAAGAACATCAGGAAGGGAGTATTCGGGGGAGGGCATGGCTTCATCTCCGCTTGAGGGAGTGGAAAGCGTAGCCCATGGAGTGCTCTGCAGACGACGGGCAAGCTGCACGCGCGGGCGCCAACCACAGAGGTGTCCTACTCTTCCAGATTGTTATCGTTTAATTGAGAGGCAGGGTTATGGCAGCCACGGAGCGAACGTTTCCGATGCACGATCTCATCATCGCGCTTTTACGCGACCAGAATATCCATACGGGGTACTGGGGCTTGACCGTGCACTTCAGTGCGACCGGCACCAGTGTTGCACAGGAGGGACGACCTAAAACGGCATTGCCCGGACTTGCAGTCGCAGTCACCGGGGTGACGCTTGTTCCGGCAAAGGACGGAGAGGAGGGCAGTCTTGATGCTTCGCTGGTCAACCCGGCGAAGACTACTCGGACCAGGAGCTCAGCGAAGGCGAAGGCTCTGCATTGATCCGAGGCAAAAAGAAGCCCGCTTGTGGGCGGGCCAAGGGATGTAAGGAGTAGGGGCAATCTGCGCCTCATCCCGTGACTGATTCGTGAAAAGGGTGTCGCAGATACGAGAAAGCCCGCGAATGGCGGGCTCTCTGCAGATGGGACCAAATCAATTTGGCTGACCACATTGTGCTGGGCTGGTGTGACGAAGGCGTGACAGGCAGAAACAAGAAGCCCGGCGCTGGGCCGGGCTTGGAACAAAGCAAGAGTCTTATAGTTTTATCGGGCGGATTACCCTCGATAGCCTATAATTACAAATATCGATTTAGCATTGTCATATAGATTGTAAAGGCTCGCCAAAAATACAGAGATAAGCAGGCACTCTAGTGCTGTTTTTGAGTGAGGCACATTGCCGGTGAATATAGTTGAATTGATCAAAGTCAGGAGCGTGATGGAGCTGAATATAAGGAATATTTGCTCGTATGTGGATTTTCTAAAGGCGGTTATTGTCAAATTAAAATTTGCACCAGTCTTATCTATTAGCTCTCTCATTCTACTCAGCACAACCCCTGCAGTTGTCGTGTTTATTGCAAGCAGTGCAATTTGCAGGTTTATCAAGTTGCTATCAAGAAATCTCAGAATGTAAGATGAGTCAATCCAATCAGAAGCAAATCTGATTGCTGCGCCCATCAGTATCATCATTGAAAATGTCTTGATTGTGTCAATCACTGATTGAACCTCTCTAACAGCAGATATAGCCCATCCTGAGTTAGATTATCCACGGTAAACTCATCGATCTCAAGTGTTTTAATTTCCGTATTTGTTTGTATCTTTTGTCTTATGCCATTTATCTTTACGCTTATGTTTCCTCCGCCCTGTGATGCGTACTCAACTAGGCCAGACACAATTCCGTTTGATTCGTTCAGCTCCAATGCTGCCCCTTGATCGGCATTTAGTTCGACATTTGTCCTGTGTGAATTGGTCTCCTCGTTTATTGATTTTAAATCAATGGTGAGGGATTTTGATATGTTGGACATGTTTGGGGATATGAGTTCAAACTTTACAGATGAAACTTCATCTACGTGCTTGTTTACGATATCCCAAAAGTCGCGCTTATCGAAGCGTGGTTCAATATGCAGCGTGAGCTGTCTAGTTCGCAGGCCGTGTTCAAGGTTTTTCTGTAGTAACTTTGTGACTGCGCGTGTGCTTGAAAAGGCTTTTATGTTGCGTGAAATTGCTATTGATTGTACGGCTGGATCATTATTTATAATGACTGTTATGTGGGGCCAACTATCTATCGTTGACTTCTTAAGGTCGGTAGTGCCAATTTCTACGTGTTTCTTTGCGCCGAGCTTGAATGCGATCCATTGACCACCTACCGGGATCTTTTTTTGTATAATGTCAAATGTTCGATGATTTATTGTTATTAGTTTCTCAATGACCTCGCCAAATATATTGTTCTTTTCTTCTTTCAGCTTCTCAATCGAAAGGTTATCTATGTAGAGATCATCATGAATGTTTCTGCTTATCGGCAGAAGTTGGAAGCGATATAAGTCAAAAGTTAGCTTTTTGTATTCCATTACTATTCCCTATTTGCCTTTTTACGCAGCAATTCTGTTCTTGATCTTGGTTTGATTGGTGTCAGCAAGTGGATACCTTTCTGCGCTCATTACGTATAGCCACTATCAGATACCAGTCTTCCCCCACTCAATCCTCCCCGCCTTCACTAGTGAACCATCACGATCTTCCCGTCATTGCAGACTTTGAGGCGATTCAGTGATTGTTTCAGATTCTTGAGCGCACCAAGAAGGACGTTCGCCTCCTCAATCATGCCGGCTTCGCAGAGTTTTTGAATGGCGTCCTGCAGATTGTCCATTGACTACTTTATTTCCTCGAATCTGGTGCTTGCGGCTGAGTCTTGCATCAGTGTGTTATTCCTTGATTCTCTTGATCAGTCCCATCTTCACCTCTTCCGCATACCCCGCCAGCTTGTCCTCGACATCCTGGAAGCTCAGCGCAATCTTCATCAGATCGTCGGCGCCTTGCTCATCCCCGGCCGCCAGAAGGCGCTTAGCAAAGACGAACAGGTCGACGCCTGACCACTTGAGCAGGGCGGCAGCTTCTTTCAGGTCGCGGCGTAGGTCTTGGTTGGGCTTGGTGAGGGGCATGGGTCACACCGGATTACCATTCCAGACGTAAAGCACCCGAGCCAGGATGTGGGTGTCATCCACTCGGATGTCCTCGGGGTCGTGATGCTTGTTGTCCGAGATCATCTTGAAGCGGTCCTTGCCTTTCTTCTGCAAGCGCTTCACGTACAGCATGTCGTCGTGAGAGAAGAGGTAGATCCCATCCCCAGTGAACTCCCGGATCGTGATGTCCACGAGCAAGGGGTCACGATCCTTGATCGTCGGCGCCATTGACTGGCCCCACCCGGTGATCATCTTCAGGTGGAAGTGCTCTTTGAACGTGAGACCCAGGTCGCGCAGATGCTTGGGGCTGACCCTGATGTCCTGGAGCATTTCCGGGTATTCGTGCGGGATCTGCCCGCCGCCCATCGCTGCGCGCACATCGTAGTGGGCAATCCACACCTCATCACCGACCTGCCCGGGGCGAGAGAAGTCGACGTTGATTACGTTGCTCGACCCCTCGGCCACTTCAATGATTCTGTCTCGAACTGCGCTCGAAAGCCCCTTGACCCTCGCAAGCATTTGCTTCACCTGATCGGCGGCAGACTGCGTTGCTGGCGCCTCTTCGGATGCAACTCCAATTTCGGATGCCTCTGAGGGCGGGAGGGCGGGCTGCTCGCCGGCTGGCAACGAATCAAACCAGCCCCTTGGTAGTCCTTCAACCGCCTCAATCCGGCGAGCTACGTCATCGCCCAAATTTTTCACGGTCTTGTCCGACAAAATCTGACTCAGATGCGCAGGTGCCATCCCCCAGCGTTCGGCGCACGCGCCTTTCTTCTGGCTTCCTATCAGACGAATCAGTTGCTGCTTACGAATCGCATAAATATCCATGAAGGGAAGAATGCCAGCGTTTAGCTCAATGCTAAATGTGCTCAAAGCTAAATGTTCCTTGCTATGATATTAGCCGCGAGCTAAATTAAGCTCATGTTTAAGGAGAATTCCCATGAATGACCATCTGCGTGACTGGCTTGCCAGCGCTCCAAATGAACGGCGCCAGGCTGTGGCGGACGCGGCAAAGACCACGGTTGGCCACCTTTGGCAACTGGCAGGCGGTCATCGCAAGGCATCCGCCGAGCTTGCCGGTCGCCTCCAAGATGCCTCTTGCGGCGAGATCACCATTGCAGGACTTCGTCCAGATCTTCTCGACTTGGCGCACAAAGTTCTCCGCGGCGCTGCCTGACCTCCATGTTCGCCACTCCATTGAAGCCAGATTAGAAGAGAGCAGCCCCTATGCAAACGTCGAACTTGCGACACGAAACACGCGATGCGGTCTTGGTCGCCATTGCGCGCGACATGATCGCGAGAACGAGCATGAGCCAGGACGGCTTTGCGGAGCAGCTCAATCACCAGCTGTTTGTACGCGCACCTGAGCGCTGCAAAGAGAAGGGTTTCCCTGATTTACAGGGAATGACAAAAACCGCCGACATGCAAGCCTATGGCCGCGCCTACAAGGCGTGGAGCAAGCGGGTAGAGCGCTGGCTTGATGACAGCGGCGACCGCATCGAAATCCCGTCATGGATTGAAGAGTCGTGGGTAGCCGCCCTTGATCAGCCTTGGCGTGATCGCGCACTGATTGAGTTGTCCGGCCGTTACGGCCTTCTTGCCGTTAAGCAGATCGGCTCTGGTATCGATGACGCCTTGCAAGTTTTCGCTGGTATCTCGATGAGCTTTGGTCATGTCGCCGGCCTGGGCGGGAAGGTTTTTGCTGACGGTGCGTTTGACCAGAAAGACCAAGTTTACGCCGAGTCATTCGAGACCTTCTGCCGGTCGCTTGCCGCGCACGCAGTTGCGATGGCGGATCGAGCAGCTCTCGTTGCATCGAAGATTCACTAAATCCCGTGCACAAAAAAGCCGGGGCGCAATCCCGGCTAATTCATTACCACTTGATGAGGCCGATTATGCAGAGCCAAACCACTTCAAGCAATACCCCCAACAATGTCGCGACACGTTTTGCGGATTCCGAAAACGTGTCGCGCCTCAAGCTTCGCTCTCTGGGAGTCAAGCAATGACCCCCGACAACATCATCCAGCTGAACAGCAGCAGGGGATTCACCCGTATGGACAACAGCCTGATGGAGGCTTTGGCTACGGTTGACCTGCCAGCGCGCGAACTGCGCGTTCTCATGGCCATTGCACGGCAGACCATCGGCTATCAACTCGAAACCAAACGCCTGACTGCCGATGAGATCGGCAAACAGACCAACATGCGCCGCGACGTTACGTCGAAGGCGATCAGCCATTTGCTTGAGCGGCGGATCATTTACCGGGTCGGCGGTAGTCGCGGAGACATTGGTATTTCCCCGGTGCGTGAGTGGTCGTTCTACGAAGAAAAACTAACAAATCTCACTGAGACCAAAACGTCTCACTCAGCCCAAATCGTCTCACTGAGACCGGCTACGAGTGAGACCAAAACGGCAACTTGCCTTCTTTATACAAAGAAAGAACCCCTATTAACTCTTTCTTCGAAAGAGATTAATCCGCCCCAAGAGCCAACCGAACCGCCGAAGCCTGATCGGAAGGCTCCATTCGGCATGGCCCAGTTGCTGGCCGACAACCCGCACAACGTCCCTGAGCAGTTGCTGGCCGACTGGCTGACCCAGCGCAAAGCCAAACGCGCTGCCGTGACCGCAACCGTCTGGTCGACCGTGAACGCCGAACTGGCCAAGTGCGCCGAGGCCGGGATCACCGCCGACGACGCAATCACCGAAGCGCTGAATTCAGGCTGGCAGGGTTTCAAAGCGTCCTGGGTGATCAAGCGCCTGGCGGAATCCGCACAGGTGCCGGCCCCTCAGTCTCGCCACACCGGTTTTGCTGACCGCAACTACACCGATGGCCTGATTCAGCGCGAGGACGGTTCCTATGCGATCTGAACCCGCTGAGCAATCCACACCTGAGCTACCACCAGGAACTCGCATCCAGCCAGGTGACTGCGAGATCCACGGCGCTTTTGAGCAGAAGGTTTTCCCTGTGCTGGGCAAGGAGCTGAAAAGCAGTTGCCCTGAGTGCGGCCGGATCATTCGCGAGAAGGCCGAAGCTGCAGAACTGGCCAACAGGTCGATGGAGCTCCGCATGGCCATGGAGCGCAAGCTCGGCGCCGCGCTGATCCCCAAGCGCTTCGCCACCAAGACGCTGGATGGATACGTCGCCACCACCACGGAACAGCGAAAGGCGCTGAACACCTGCCGCCGGTATGCCGCTGAGTTCGCGCAGATCGCCGAGACTGGCCGCTGCCTGTTGCTGCTGGGCAAGCCCGGCACCGGAAAGACGCACCTGTCCGTGGCCATCGCCAACGAGATCATGGCCAAGTCCAGCGCGACGGCCGTGTATCGCACGATTGGCTCTGTACTCCAGGCCATCCGCGCCACCTACGACCACTCCAGCGACCAGAGCGAGAGCCAGATCTTGTCGAGCCTGATCAGTCCTTCGTTGCTCATTCTGGACGAGATTGGCGTCAGCAAGGAGAAGCCCAGCGACTTCGAGCTGACCACTTTGTTCGCAATCATTAACGGCCGCTATGAGCAGATGCGGCCCACGGTGATCGTTTCCAACCTGGACGGGCAGTCGCTGCCGGCTGCCATTGGCGAGCGCTGCATTGATCGGCTGCGGGAGGGCGGGGTGATCGTCATTCCGTTCGAGTGGGAATCGCAGCGCGGTAAGGAGGGCTTCTGATGAAGGACGCCCTGATCATTTTTTTGATAGCTGCGTGTGTGCTTTTCAGCGTGAACGGGATCGCCACTGGATCCAGATATCTGGCGCTAGTGTGCGTGAAGATTGCCGCGCAAAGCGCCCCCCTTGATCGTGCGCTGGAGCAATGTAAATGACCGACTACACCGAACTGAAGCGGCTGGCCGAGGCCGCACTCAATGATTCGCTCGATTGCATTTACCAAGCCGAGCAGGTGCTTGGGTCTTTTTCGGCTGCCGCCAACCCAGGCGCAGTCCTGGCCCTGATCGGCGAGAACCAGCGGCTGAATGCTGAAAACAAGCAGTTGATCCTGCTGGAGTGCCACGGCGGCACCGCTGAAGCCGCGATAAACCTGCTGGCTGAGCGCGACCAGCTCAAGGCTGACAACGAGGCGCTGCGCAAGAATGCAGCCCGTTACGAATGGCTCCGTCAGGCGCGCAGCGGCTATATCGAAGTAGTGGAGTGGATCGGCCCGCACGCAACCGGGATGACCGGAGAAGACCTGGACGCACCGCTCGACGCCGCCACGGGCAAGGGAGAGCAGTCATGACTATCGAAGTCGGCACACTGACTATCCGCGAGGTGGCGCACTACAACGGCGGCAAAGCATTTTTCGCATATGGGTATGAATGCGTCCAGCATCCGCGGCTGACGCTGTTCAAGCGGTTCGACCGCAAGACGAAGCAAGTAACGAATACCTGGCGCGTGGATGGCGCGGACCAACCAAGTCTTGAGGTGGCCGTCCAAGCGCTGGAGGTGGCTCATGGCTAAGCCATCCAAGCCCCGCCCAATGCCTGTGTACCTGGTGTTGCGCCGCCTGGTCGACCCAGCCACCGGAAAGGAGGTAGCCGCGTTCGTGCCGTCCTCCGACGCCGACCGGTCGATCCTTCGCGAGCGGGATTTCCGGATCAACACGAAGATCCGCGCCGATCTCAAGCAGCCGCGCAACCCGCGGTTCAATGGTTTGGTTCACGGCCTGGGCCGGGTGCTGAGCCAGAACATCGATCGGTTCTCCGGCAAGCAGTCCCACGACGCAATCAAGGCATTGCAGCTGGAGTCTGGCGTGTACTGCGACGAGGAAGCATTCGATATCCCAGGCCTGGGCCAGCTCACCCGCAAAACACCCCGCAGCCTTTCCTACGACTCGATGGGGGAGGAGACATTCCAAGACTTCTGGCGTCAGTGCTGCGCGTACCTTGTGCTGCGTGACTGGCCGACGCTCACCGAGGAAAGGCTGACTGAAATGGCCGAGTTCGAAGCGTTTAAGGAGGCAGCATGAAGCGCACCCCCCTACAGCGCAAGACCCCGCTCACGTCCGGTGGTCCACGCCGCAAGCGCTGCCCGGAGTGCCGAGTGATGTTCACGAAAGCGCGCGAATCGCAGGTGGTGTGCGGCGAGATCGAATGCGCCCTCGCACACGGCAAGTCCGAGAAGGGCCGGGCGATCGCCGGGAAAGCCCTGGCTGAAGTCGGACGCCGCGAAATCAAGGTCCGGAAGGAGAAACTGAAGAACAGGGCGGAACACCTCAAAGACACGCAGATCGCGTTCAATGCCTGGGTGCGCGCTCGAGACGCCGAACTGCCGTGCATCAGCTGCGGACGTCACCACCAGGGTAAGTATGACGCTGGCCATTACCGGACAGTTGGAAGCAATCCGGCCCTGCGCTTCGAGCCGCTGAACTGCCACAAGCAATGTTCGCCGTGCAACACGCAGCTTTCCGGCGACATCGTGAACTACCGAATCAACCTGGTGCAGAAGATCGGCGCCGAGGCTGTGGCGTGGATCGAAGGCCCGCATGAGCCGAAGAAGTACACCGTCGAAGAGTTGAAGGCGATGACCGCCGACTACCGGGCAAAGACAAGAGAACTTAAGAGGGCGGCAGCATGATCTATCCAGGCGTACTGAATGCAGTTGTTTCGGCCCTCGCCGCCGAAGCTATCGACAACACCAGCAAACAGGCATGGCAGAAGCTGTACAACTCTGCCGACGAGAATGAGGGCGGCGATCTGGCGACACTGGTCCGCTCCCGTGGCGCCGACACAATCGACCGTACGCAGGTTGATTGCTGGGTATCAGCCCGCCTGCATAGCGCGCTCCAGCCCAAACACTGGGATGCGCTTGTGGCGAAGTTCAGCACGCACCGCGGGCGCAAGGTTCAGGCTATATCGGCCCTGCAGGCCCTGATTAGCACTCCGGCGCCGAAGTTGTTCCTGTTCAAAGCGACCACCGCCTGGGCAGTGCCACAGCTGAAGGGGGCGCGCCCTAAGGTCGCCACGTCGGTATCGGTCGATATCCCCCTGGATGCGCCCGACTGGCGCCGCGAAGCGGTAGTGAAGGCGGCGCTGGCCGCTGGCAAGTCGAAGGCTCGCAAGGATGAGTCGCGATCCGCCGAAATGATTGTGCTGAAGGACAGCTTTTACGACATGAACACATGGGACAACGACGGCACGCCGGAGTCGACTCGCCGCCGATGGCGTCAGGATATCGGCAAGGCTGCTGACGACCTGGTAAATGAAGCTCTAGCGCACGCCGCAGACATTCTGGAGGGCGAAGGTTTGCTGATTGAACAGGCTGCGTGATTGCCTGTTGACATCAGTGAGCGGATGAGCGAAATTATCTCCATCCTGTCATTCCTGCGTGTGTAGGACTGATTCGAAAAGCCTCGCCAGAGAAATCTGCCGGGGCTTCGTCGTCTTCGGCTTAGGAGAACGACATGTCTAGAGCTCAACGACGACACGATACACGCCGCATAAAGACCCGCTTTTACGCGAAGCAGCGCGCTCACGCGTGCTGGTCAACCAGCGAGAGGAGCGCTGGGGTTTTTGCGAATCACGGCAAAATCTGCTCCTGCTGGATGTGCGGCAATCCGAGAAAGCTCGGCGAGCTCACCCTGCAGGAAAAAATCGCACGCAACAGCGAATCCGAATGAAACAGAGCCCGGCCACTGCGTCGGGTTTTTATTGCCTGAAATTTACTGTAGCCAGGACAGCCTCACGGAAGGCCTGGCCGCTGTTAGCCGGTAGTGCAGCGCTACGAGAAAACACCGGCAGCCCGCGCACCCTGACCTCACATGCTTGCAGGGTGGCGCGAGACTGGATCAGCGAGATCGATGCAATGGGGCGTCGACGCTGGGAAGGCCTTCGGCAGACGGCGGGAAAGACCGCGCACCTATTCAGGGCCTCGACATTGATCGAGGCCTTTTCGTTTTCGGCCCCACCACACCCTTCGCACTGAGCAGGGAGTGCCGCCGGGGCTGACCTATTGCTGGCGAAGGCCATTTTCTTCATGGAGTGACGATGGATCCTACTGACCTCGGCCCAGGCACAGCTACCTGGCTGGGCGGTAGCGCCACCGTTGTACTGGGCGGCCTGCTTTGGCTGCGCCGTTTCCTGTCCAAGGATGCGACCGACCGCGCAATGGATAGCGCCGATATCGGCACGCTGAAGCGGCTGAACGAACTGCTGAACCAGGAGCGCGCCGCCCGCAAAGAAGCCGAGGCCCGCGCTGATCAGTTCGCGAAAGAGCGGAATGATCTGGCCGCCGCCGTTGGGCGCATGGAAGGCAAGATCGAGGCCCTGACCAGCCAGGTCGCTCAACTCACTGACCGCGTGACGCAGCAGAGCGACGAGATTACTCGCCTGCGCACCAAGCTGGGAGGAATCGCCTGATGGACAGATGCGCATTGGAATTTATCGCACGCCGGTGGTGGCGCCGGACCGAGGTCTGGGCCATTGCCGTCGTGCTGGTGGGTGGCGGTGCCGTTCTCGGCTACCAGGCCGCCTACTGGTCGCTCGCCGAGAAACAGAGTAGCCAGGTGACCGACATCCGAAAGGCTTACGACACCGCCATGACTGAGCGGGACAAGCGCTTGGAAGAATTGACTCGCCAAACGGGTACCGCTGCCGACAAAGCCACGAAGGCTGCGACCACTGCTGCCCAGGCTGCCGACAAAGCGGACGAAGCCCTCAACCGGGTATCGCAGTAATCCGCGCCACGTTTTCGAATGCGCCAAATCGTGGCGCGAGGTTTTCGGATGAGCAACGTCACGCGCCTGCGGCACGTGCTGCCAATGAGCCCTGACATCAACACGGCAGTGAGCGCTCTCGACAAGGCCATTGCCGAAGCCGTGGACGTTGCCAAGGCTGCCGGCCTTCCTCAAGGCCTGATCGTGAGCCTGCTTCACGGCCATGCACACGCACAGACACACCAAATGGTGACCGAATGACCGTCAAGGTTCTGGAGTTCAAGCGGGAAGACTGGCGCGATGCTGCCAAGACCCTGCGCAAGATCGCCGATGACCTCGATGCCGGTGAGCATCCTGAATGCACCGTGGGCGCCTTGACCCTGATCGGCGCGAAGGGAGAGGTCACCGTGTTCGGCCTCGGCCCCAAATGCGATGACCTGCAATGCCTAGGTGCGATGCGCCTGGGCGAGCAGAAGCTGATTGATGTGCTGCTGGATAGCGCGGAAGGGTAGGTGTGCCGCAGGTGAGTGCGGCACGGGTGGATCACTTCACTTTCAGAGCTTCTTGGATCTTGTCGGCGTAGCTTGAGAGTTGCTCGAATTCATACCCAAGATTGACGCCGGACCCTCCGCTCGCTGCAAGGCCGGCAATGATTTCCAAAGCTGCGGCTACGGCGTGAGGCCTGGAGACAGCCTGGGTGTCGATGTACTTACCTGCTGACAACGTGCTTTCGATAACTGAGGCCATGTTGCTTTCCTTGCGGATGAGTTGATCCTCACCAATACCGGCAACGCGCCACTATTTCAAGTTGGAGGGCTGCACATGCAAAGGCCTCTCCCGCCAAAATCGTTACTTGAGTTGTCCGAGCTTTCTGACTTCGGCGTTCGCCTGACGCCAGCACCTGAAGTGTGGGAATGGCTCCAAGCCGAGATCCTCGCCGACACCGGCAGCATTCACAACGAAGACCATGCCCACCTTCTGGATGCAGACATCCGGATCATGTGGGCGTCGTCGAGCTTCGCCAAACAGGGAAGGACAGTCTTGGGCCAGGTCGAGCAGGTAGCGTTCCGCGCCGGTGGTTGGCAGAAAGCCCGGATGGAGCAGCAGATGCGTGATTGGTTCGGCGACGTGCCGGACTTTATCATCACGCTGGCTGCTGACTACTGCGCCCACTGCAGCGACATCGACTTCTGCGCACTCATTGAACACGAGCTTTATCACCTGGCTCACGCGACCGACAAGTACGGTCAACCAGCATTCACCCAAGACGGCGCACCGAAGATCAAGCTCCAGGGCCACGACGTCGAAGAGTTCGTCGGTGTGGTCCGCCGCTATGGCGCAAGCCCCGACGTTCAAGTGTTGGTGGACGCTGCAAACAGTCCTGCTGAGGTGGGGAAATTGAACATATCGAGGGCCTGCGGAACCTGTCTGCTCAAGTCGGCCTGATTCTGGACAGGCTCTGGACGGATGAGAATCTATGGCAGCCCTTCAAAACGACGTGAAGGCCTTTATCGTTCAGGCCCTGGCGTGCTTCGACACGCCCTCACAGGTCGTTGAAGCTGTCCAGAAAGAACATGGCGTTGTTGTAACCCGCCAGCAGGTGGAAACACACGACCCAACGAAGACATCGGGTAAAGGCCTGGCAAAGCGCTGGGTGACGATGTTCGAAGACACCCGAAAGCGATTCCGCGAAGAGACAGCTGACATCCCGATCGCCAACCGCGCCTTCCGCCTCCGCGCCATGAACCGCTTTGTGGAGAAGGCCGAGACGATGAAGAACATTGGCCTGGCCATGCAGATCCTCGAGCAGGCTGCGAAGGAAACCGGTGACATCTACGTCAACCGGGCGCGGAAGGAAGAGACTGGCGACGAACCAGTGATCCCGACCCGTATCCAGGTCGACGTGGTGGATGCGAGGAAGCCGAATGCCGAGCCTTAACGTTCCGCAGGCTCAGTTCCTCACGCTGCCCCACAAATTCCGCGCTTTCGTTGCCGGGTTCGGCTCAGGCAAGACCTGGGTTGGATGCTCGGCGCTGAGCAAGCACTTCATGGAGTGGCCCGGCGTCAACGCTGGCTACTTCGCACCGACTTACCCGCAGATCCGGGACATCTTCTATCCGACCATGGATGAGGTGGCCTACGACTGGGGGCTGAAGACCAAGATCAACCAGGCGAACCATGAGGTTCATATCTACAGCGGCCGGCAGTACCGCGGTACTGTGATTTGCCGGTCGATGGAGAAGCCGCAGACGATTGTCGGTTTCAAGATCGGCCATGCCCTAGTGGATGAGCTGGACGTGCTGACCGCCATCAAGGCGCAGCAAGCCTGGCGCAAGATCATTGCTCGGATGCGCTACAACCTGCCTGGGCTGAAGAACGGGGTGGACGTCACCACGACGCCGGAAGGCTTCAAGTTCGTTTTCCTGCAGTTCGTGAAGCAGTTACGCGACAAGCCGTCACTCAATGAGATGTATGGCTTGGTGCAGGCCAGCACGTTCGACAACGAGCTGAACCTTCCGGATGACTACATCGCTTCCCTGATGGAGTCGTACCCGCCACAGCTGATCATGGCGTACCTCAAGGGCCAGTTCGTCAACCTGACGTCCGGCACGATCTACACGGCCTACGACCGCAAGCTCAACGGATGCTTCGACACCGTGCAGCCTGGCGAGCCCCTGTTCATCGGGATGGACTTCAACGTTGGCAAGATGGCGGCGATCACCCACGTCAAGCGCGACCAGGGACTGCCCAGGGCGGTGGATGAGCTGATCGACGGCTACGACACGCCCGACATGATCCGCCGGATCAAAGAGCGCTACTGGCAGCACGACGGCAACGACTTCAAGAAGACCTGCGAGATCAGGATCTACCCGGATGCATCGGGTGATTCGCGCAAGTCCGTGAACGCCAGCATCACCGACCTGGCCATGCTCAAGCAGGCCGGCTTCGCGGTCATCGCTCCAGCGGCAAACCCGCCGGTGAAGGATCGAATCAACGCAATGAACGCCGCCTTCTGCAACGCGCAGGGCGAGCGCCGCTACCTGATCAACCCATTTACCTGCCCAACCTACGCCGACGGCCTGGAGCAGCAGGTGTGGGGTGCGAACGGGGAGCCAGATAAAACCGCCGGCATCGATCACGCGAACGACGCCGGCGGCTACTTCATTCACCGCGAGTACCCGATCATCAAACCGGTCACCGCTATCAAAATGGGATACGCCCGATGAGCAACGACGTCTCCTTCAAGCGGGCGGAATACACGGCAGTGCTGGACCGCTGGGCGACCGTTCGCGACGTCTGCGCCGGCCAGCACCGAGTGGTGCCCCGGTTGCCGTACATCAACTCGCACGACAAGTCGCCGGAGAACGAAGATCGGAACCGGGCTTACCGCGAGCGCGCAGTGTTCAAAAACGCTACCGGGCACACCCGAAACGGTCTGCTCGGGCTGGCCTTCCACAAAGATCCGACGCTGACTGTACCGACGAAGCTGGAATACTTGCAGGACAACGCGAACGGCTCCGGGGTGAGCATCTATCAGCACTCCCAAGGCACGCTGGAAAAGGTGCTTGAGGCTGGTCGGCATGGCCTGTACGTCGACTATCACCAAGACGACGGCATCGGCGGGCACGCAGTGATCCTGTCCTACTGCGCTGAAGACATCATCAACTGGCGCACCGGGATGGTGAACGGGCACAGCGTGCTGACGCTGGTGGTGTTGCGCGAGTCGCCCGAGATTCCGGAGGGCTTCGGGTTCAAGACAGTTGAGCAGTATCGGGAGCTGGCGCTGGAAGATGATGGCTTTGTGTGCCGGGTCTGGCGCCGGTCAGGGCCGAAGGGTGGTGGGCCGCTGGCGGTCACCGACGAATTCAAGCCTGAAGGTGTCACTGGACGCCTCAAAGAGATTCCGTTCACCTTCGTCGGCGCGCAGAACAACGACCCAAGCATTGATGAGTCGCCGCTGTACGACATCGCCATGATCAACCTGGGCCATTACCGGAACAGTGCCGACTACGAAGATAGCGTTTTCTGGTGTGGGCAGGCTCAGCCGTGGATCTCTGGACTTGATGAGCAATGGCGTGACCACATGGAGAAAAACGGTATTTACGTCGGTTCCCGGGCGCCAATGCTGCTTCCTGCCGGCGGTGCCTTCGCCTATGCGCAGCCACTACCGAACACCCTGGTCAAAGAGGCTATGGGTGACAAGAACCAGATGATGATCGAGTTGGGCGCGAGGATGGTGGTGGCGTCGCTTGCGACCAAGACCGCCACCGAGTCCCGCAGCGATCAGTCGGCATCCACTTCGGTTCTGGCCGGTTGCGTTGCCAACGTCAGCGAGGCCTACACGCGGGCGCTTATGTGGTGCTGCGCCTACATGGGTATCGCCGACAAGAAAGTCGCCTACCAGGTGAATCAGGAGTTCGTCGAGCTGACGGCTGATCCGCAGATGATCACGGCCTTGGTTGGCTTGTGGCAGAACGGCGGCTTCGCGAAAGCGGATCTTCGGGCCTACCTGCGCAAGCTGGGCCTGATCGCGCCAGAGCGCACTGACCTTCAGATCGATGGTGAGCTGCAAGAGCAGGGTGATGGCCTGGGCCTGGATGACGAGGTAACACCAAATGGCGGTAAACCAAGCAATCCTTGACGCCACGATCCGGCACGCGGTCTTCCTTGAAAAGCTGAAGGCTGGGGAGGTTGGCAAGTTCGCCCCCTTCCTCAAGGAGATTGACCGCTCGATCCGCGACAGGCTCACCCAGTCGGACCTGACCGAGTACAACGTAAAGCGCCTCGAAGCGCTGCTGAAGGAAGTGGATAGCCTGCTGCTGGGCATTTTCGACCGATACAGCGCGCAACTGAACCTCGACCTGGTGGACATCGCCAACTACGAGGCAGAGTTTGAGGCAACCAGTCTTGCCAGGTCTGCGCCGGTTGGTGTGTCGCTAGATGTAGTCGCGCCGACAGCTGCAGCGATCCGTACGGCAGTGCTGACAAATCCGCTCAGTGTGCGCGGTACTGGTGGTGGGAAGCTGCTGAAGGCCTTCATCAAGGGGTGGACCGGTGCAGAACGTGAACGCGTTACCGGCACCATCCGGCAGGGCTTCTTTGAAGGTCAGACGAACTTCCAGATCATCCGCAACATTCGCGGCACCAAAGCGGCCGGCTACAAGGACGGGATTCTTGCTACCACCAACCGCAACGCCAGTACGGTCGTGCACACCGCGATTCAGCATGTGTCGTCCCAGGCTCGCATGGAGGTGGCCAAGGCCAACACGGATATCGTCGAAGAGATCCAGATGGTGGCCACGCTGGACAGCAAGACCAGCCAGCAGTGCCGCTCGATGGACAACCGCCGGTTTCCGGTAGATTCCGGGCCAAGGCCGCCGTTTCACCCGAATTGCCGAACCACGTTCATCATGCTGACCAAGCTCAGCGCGATGTTCGCCAAGGGCGCTACGCGGGCTTCGGTGGGGGCAGATGGTGGACAACAGGTCAGCGCCAGTCTCGACTACTACCACTGGCTTAAAGATCAGCCGGCAGCGTTTCAGGACAAGGCAATCGGCCCAATGCGGGCCAAGCTGTTCCGGGAGGGTGGTTTAACCGTCCAGCGCTTCACCGAGCTGCAGCTTGATCGCAACTTCGCGCCACTGACCCTGGCCCAGATGAAAAGCCTCGAACCACTGGCGTTCGAGCGCGCCGGCATTTAATCGAGCACATTCAATCAGCCGCCTGCGGGCGGTTTTTTATTGCCTGCAAAGCGGGCGAAACATACCCAAGGGGTGCATCAACGTGGCAGAAGAAAACGAAATCGACCTGGAAAACCCGGCAATCAAGGCCGCTATCGCGACTGCCGTTGAAGCATCCGTTTCTGGTTTGAAAACCAAGAACTCGGAACTACTGGGCAAGCTGAAGGACACCACCGGCAAGCTGACCCAGTTTGAAACCCAGTTTGAAGGCATCGACATCGACGCCGTCAAAGGCCTGCTGAGTCGTGCTGGCCAAGACGAAGAAACCAAGCTGCTGACAGAGGGCAAGGTGGACGAAGTCTTCAACCGTCGGACCGAGCGCCTGCGCGCTGATACCGACAAGCAACTGAAGGCCATCACCACGCGCGCCGAGAAGGCAGAAGCCTTCGCTGCCAAGTTCCAGGGCAAAGTCCTGGGCGACTCGGTGCGCGGTGCAGCACTGAAAGCCGGCGCTCTGCCGGAAGCAACCGACGACATCATCCTGCGCGCCAAGGGCGTGTTCTCACTGAATGACGAGGGCGAAGCGGTCGCCGTCGATGAGTCTGGCCAGACCATCCTCGGCAAAGACGGCAAAACCCCACTGACTCCTCTCGAATGGGCGGAATCATTGCGCGAAAACGCACCTCACCTGTGGCCAAGGGCTTCAGGGACACAAGCCCCGGGCGGGGGTGGCGGCCAGGCTGCATTCAAACGCTCCGAAATGACCTCCGAGCAAAAGCGCGATTACCAGCGCAAGCACGGCCAAACCGCATTCCTGCAATTGCCCAAGTAAGGGGACTCACTCATGCCAACAACCGTCAACAGCGACCTGATCATCTATAACGATGAGGCGCAAACTGCATACCTGGAGCGTGTCCAGGACAACCTCGATGTGTTCAACGCTTCGTCCAACGGGGCGATCGTTCTCGACAACGAGCTGATCGAAGGCGACTTCCGCAAGCGTTCGTTCTACAAAATCGGCGGCTCGCTTGAGCACCGCGACGTCAACTCCGTCGGCAAGGTAACTGCGAAGAAGATCGGCGCCGGCGAAGCGGTGGGCGTCAAGGCTCCGTGGAAGTACGGCCCGTACCAGACCACCGAAGAAGCGTTCAAACGTCGCGGTCGTCCGGTAGACGAGTTCTCCCAGATCATCGGCGCCGACGTAGCTGACGCAACCCTGGAAGGCTTCATCCAGTACGCCACCGCAGCTCTGCGTGCCGCTATCAGCTCCAACGCCAGCATGGTGGTCACTGCCAACATCGAAACCGACGGCAAGAAGACCCTGACTCGCGGCATGCGCAAGTTCGGCGACAAGTTCGGCCGCATTGCTCTGTGGGTCATGCACTCTTCGGCCTACTTCGACATTGTCGACGAAGCCATCGCCAACAAAGTTTACGAAGAAGCTGGCGTCGTTATTTACGGCGGTCTCCCTGGCACCCTCGGCAAGCCGGTACTGGTTACCGATACCGCTCCAGCGGACGTGATCTTCGGCCTGCTGCCTAACGCGGTGGTGATCACCGAATCCCAGGCCCCGGGCTTCCGCTCGTACAACGTGGACGACGAAGAAAATCTCGGTATTGGCTATCGCGCCGAGGGCACCGTCAACATCGATGTGCTGGGTTACAGCTGGAAGGACGCGGTCGGTGGCGCGAACCCAACTCTGGCCGCTGTAGGTTCGGCAGCCAACTGGGTCAAGCACTCGGACAGCAACAAGGTCACCGCCGGCGTGATGATCACCCTGACGACTACTCCTTAACGCTAATCCATGACGGCGGCCAGCGATGGCCGCTACGGAGATTCAAATGGAACTCATCTATTCCACTCAAAGCTCCGGCTTTGATCCAGATAAGCGTTATCGCAACCCGGAGCACTTCGACCGACCAGAGGCGGGCGTGACGGGTGTTGTCGTGGTTGGCGAATGGCCGAAGGTTGTTGAAGCCTATGAGAATGTCGGCGTCGAAGTGGTGGCGATAGAAGCGGATTCGCGTCAGGTGCTGGTCATCGGTGCTGGCGATAACAAGGCAGAACTGGAAGCGCTGATCGGTAAACTGCAGATTGAAAGCGATTCGATCCGCGCGCTGATTGTTGGCTTGGAGTCTGGCGAGGTTGAGCGTCCAGAAGCTGGTGAGCTGCCAATTCGTTTGTTTGATGCCATCGACGGTATTCGTCTGCAGATGCTCGAGCTGCTCGAGAAGCGCGATCTGCTCGGGCAGGAGAACGAAAAACTCCAGATCGAGATCAATGCCCTCAAGATCGCAGCTGCTCAGTCGGCTGAAGACGGCGGCGAGATTGAAGTCCTGAAGGCTAAACTCGACGCAGCCGGCGTGACTTACCGCGCCAACGCCTCGAAAGAATCCCTGGAAAAGCTCGTCGCTGAGCTGACCAAGGAGTAATACTGCTGGCTGTCGGTGATCCGGCGGCCAATCTTCAAAACCATTCCAGCGAGTTGACGCATGACACTCATCATCGAGGACGGTACCGGCAAGCCTGACGCCGAAAGCTACGCATCCGCCGAGGATTTGGCCATGTACGCCGTGAAGTTCGGCATGACCATCCCTGCGGAAGTGCCAGCGCAAGAGGCATTGCTGCGCCGGGCCGCCTTGGCGATGGATGGCAAGACCTGGAAGGGCCGCAAGACCAGCAGCGAGCAGGCATTGTCCTGGCCGCGCCGGGAAGTGCTGCTGGATCAGGAGATCAAGCCAAGCAATTACCTGCCGGCGCGCATTCAATACGGACAGATGGCCTTGGCTGCTGAGATTCATCAGGACGATATCGATCCGGTCGAGAAGCGCAAAGGCGCTGTATTGCTGGATCGTGTTGAGGGCGCGGTGACGCGCCAGTATGCGGTCATCCCGCCTACCAGCAACCGGCTGCTGCCGGCGGCGCCTGATCGGCCGAGCGCAACGCAGTTTGCTGACTACCTACAAAAGCGGGGCCTGTTCGCCGTCCGCGCATAATTGAAACGGAGCCACCATGGCCACCTTCTACGACGAAATGGCCGTGATGGCTCTGGAGATGATCACAGAGTTCGGCCAGCCCGTGACCATCAGCAAGACGGAGCCGGGCGAATACGACCCTGATACGGGCGGCGAAGCGCCAGGCGCCACTGTCGAGCAGACTACTCAGGGCATCCTCATCGACTTCACTGGCCAAGAATTCCAAGTCAACAGCCTGATCAAGCAGGGCGACAAGAAGCTCAAGATCGCCGCGCAGGGGATGGCCTGGGTTCCCGGCCTGCTCGACAAGGTGATCGTCCAGGGGCGCACCTGGTCAATCGTGCCGCCGCTGAAAGAAGTGAACCCCGCCGGCACGCCGATCCTGTATGAATTGCAGGTGCGGTCATGAGCCGCGCAGGTGCTGGCCAGTCCGGCAGTTTCGCCCTGAGCCTGGCTGAGTTCGCCGCCCAAGCTGGTGAAGCAATCGACGCGAGCCTTCGCGAGATCATTATCGAGATCGGCAGTAGCATCATTCGCATGTCGCCAGTGGGCAACCCTGAGATATGGGCCGCGAACGTCGCTCACCGGGAATCCAATGCCCGGGCGGCTGATGACTACGACTTCAAAGTCGCAGTTCGCAACACGCTCATTAACCTGAACGAGTCGAACTTCACGAAGGCGGGCAACCTCAAGCGCGGCGTGAAATATGCCAAACCGCTAACGAAGACCGAGCGCGACCAGAACTTCAGCGTGAATGGCTTGGTGGCTGGCCGGGACTATGTTGGCGGTCGCTTTCGGGCGAACTGGAATTTCTCCATCGGCTCTGTCGACAACAGCTTCCGTATTCATCCGGACCCAACAGGGGCTGAGGCGACTGCGCGGCTTGTCGCGGGCGCCATTGAGTTCAAGGCCGGGCAAACGGCTTTCATCGTCAACAACTTGCCCTACGCGATCCCGCTGGAGTTCGGCCATTCCACCCAGGCCCCCGGCGGTATGGTTCGGGTAACCGTGGCCCGCTTCCAGCAGATCGTGCTGGAGGCCATCAGGAACAACCAGGTATGAGCCACGCCATAATCACCTCGATCTACGAGGCAAAGCTGATCACCTGGAACTCAGCCAGGTCGGAGAAGCTGAAGATCGTCTTCGAGAACACGGCCTACACGCCGGCGGCGGGCGAGACCTACCTGCGGGCGTTCACGATCCCAGGCGACACCGCGAGCAACACGCTCGGCGGCGATCACCGGCTGTTCACCGGCGTGTTCCAGGTCAGCATCATTGCGCCGGCGGGCACCGGCAAGGCCAAGACGAACCCGATTGTGGATGAGCTGGCCGCTCTGTTCCCTCTGTATGCGCGAGATACGAAAGGCGCGGTCACGGTGATCACCATGTCACCGGTGGACCCTGGCCCAGGCATCACTGGCGATTCAACTTACACCGTCCCGGTCTCGTTCTTGTACCGAGCCGACACCAACTGATCCCGCCCATTGGGCAAACCCACGAACCCGCCATCGAGCGGGTTTTTTCATGTCTGCAAAGAGGAAATACCCATGGGCTACAAAATTCCAAACGGCGGCACCTTCCAGCACGCTGCAACCTATGCGGCCGCACTGGCTTTCGCCACTATCACCAACGCTACCGAGGCTGTAGCCACTGTAGTCGGCGGCACCCTTGCCGCAGGCGACATCGTCCTGCTCACTTCCGGCTGGAGCAAGCTGGATAGCAAGGTCGTGCGCGTGAAGGCGGCGACCGCCACGGCAATTACCCTGGAAAGCATTGACACGACCGATACCCAGGTATTCCCGCTGGGCGGCGGTGCCGGGACCATGCGCAAGGTGCTGACCTGGGTGCAGATCCCGCAAATCTCCGATGTGGCCTTCTCCGGTGGCGAGCAGAACTACCTCGACGTGGTTTTCCTCGAAGACGACCAGGGCAAGCAGATCCCCACCGACAAGTCGGCCGCCAGTATGGTGCTGACCCTCGCCGACGACCCGGCCCAGGACTTCAACAAGGTGCTGATGAAAGCCGATGCGGGGAAACAGGTCGAGGCCGCACGCCTGAACCTGCCGGGCAATGACACCCTGCTGTACGGCGCCTACACGTCGTTCTCCAAGCAGCCGGCCGTGTCCCGCAACAACCTGCTGACCCGCACCGTCAACCTGGCGCTGCAGGCTGAACCGACCCGCTACCTGACAGCGGTGGTGTAACCCATGGCAAAGATCAAGATTGCACAGAACCCAACGTTCAAGGCAGGCGTGCTGATCCCGATCGTGGGCAATGCGCCTGAGAAGGTTGAGTTCACCTTCAAGTATCGGGATCGCGCGGAGCTCGCCGCGCTGTTCGATGACTGGAGCGAGAAGCGAGACAAGGCCCGGGCGGCGCTGGGCGACAAGCCTACCTGGTCGAAGATTGTCGCAACCGATACCGAGCAGCAGGCGCAGCAGATCAAGGACCTGGTGGTTGGTTGGGGCTTCGATGATGAATTCAACGAAGACAACATCGTCGCGTTCGTGAAGTCCTGCCAAGGCGCGGCCGAGGCCGTCGTCAAGGCGCACGAAAGCGCGTACAGCCAGGCCCGCCTGGGAAACTGATCGACGCCGCCCGCGCACTGTACGCCCCCAGTGCGCCAGCCGAACTGATGGGCATGTTCGGCTTGGCGCCCGGCGACCTGGAAGAGCAGACGGAGGTCTGGCCCTGCAACTGGCCGGCCTTCCTCCTGTTTAACAGGATGTCGACCCAATGGCGAGCAGGCGCCGGCGGCGCAATTGGCCTCGACTACGGCTGCATTCGCGACGTGGCCGGGTTCCTTGGCATCAAGAAAAAGAAACTCGCTGAAATCTTCCCTGACCTTCAGGTGCTGGAAGGCGAAGCCCTGCGCGTCATGGCGGAGGAAAGGGAAAACAGCCCGTAACCACGGGCACTTATTCAAGGTGAGTCGATGAACATTGCAGAACTCGGCGTCAAGATCGACTCGGCCGATGCAATCCAGGCGAAAACCAATCTGGATGAGATGGCGAAGGCTGGCGGCCGGGCCGAGCAGTCAGCCACTAGCCTGATGGGCGAGATGCAGGCGCTGGAGAAGTCGCTGTCCACCGGTGCCAAGACTACTCAGGAGCTGACCAAGCAACGTGAAGCGCTCACCAAACTGACCAAGACCGGCGCCTATGGTGAGGCCGAGTTTGCGAAGATCACCGCGCAACTCGACAAGCAGCAAGTGGCGCTAGCCAAGTCGACCCTGGACGAACAGAAGGCCCTCAACAGCCTGCTGGGCGCTATCGATCCGGCCCGCGCAGCAGTGGCCAAGCTCGACACCCAGGTAGAGCAACTGGGCAAACACCTCGACGCCGGACGCATCAGCCAGGAGCAGTACAACTCTGCACTGGGCAAGATCGACAAGGATTACGCCAAGCTCGAAAAGACCGCCACCGGTTTCGACAAGCTCCGGCTTGGCACGCGCCAGGCGCAGGAAAACGTCACGCAGCTTGGCAATGCAATGGCGTCTGGTGACTGGGGTAGTGGTGTTCGCGCTGTCCTGCAACTTGGGGCTGGTGCGGGCGCTTCGGCGGCTGGCTTGTTCGCCATGCTCGCGCCGATTGCTCTGGCCACCGGTGCCGTTGCGGCTCTCGGAGTTGCCTACTACAAGGGCAGCGAAGAGCAGGACAAGTACAACAAGTCGCTGGTCCTGACAGGCAATTACGCTGGTGTCAGCGCTGGGCAGTTGGGCGACATGGCCCGCCAGGTGAGCGCCACTGTCGGCACGACCGGGCAGGCCGCCGAAGTGCTGGCGCTGCTGGCCGGCAATGGCAAGATCGCCGGCGAGAGCTTCGCCGATATCACCCAGGCCGCCGTTTCCATGCAGGAAGCGACCGGAAAGGCTGTGGGAGAGACGGTCGCCGAGTTCTCCAAGCTGGCCGACGATCCGGTCAAGGCATCGGCGGCGCTCAATGATCAGTATCACTACCTCACCGCTTCGGTGTACTCGCAGATCGCCGCCCTGGAGCAGCAGGGTGACCACGCAGGCGCAGTGAAGCTGGCGACCGAGCAATACGCTGACGCGATCAACGAACGCACGCCGAAGATTCTGGAGAATCTCAGTTACTGGGAGAAGGGCTATAACCTGGTAGCTCGTGCTGCTGACAGGCTAAAAGATATAGGCCGTCCTAATCTGGATATGGATATCTACTTTGCACAACGAGATCTAGAAAACGCAAAGTCTGGAAACGTTGGCTTGTTCCAGGACAAGCAGGTGATGATCGATTTTTATACCAATCGGCTCAACATGCTCGAGGACCAAAAGGAAGCGGAAGCCGATATCGCCAAATGGCAGGGAGATCAAGCCAAGGCCAACGATCTATCTGTCGAGTCCCAGTCGAAATTAAATGCGCAAATCGCCGCCTCCGCGAGCAATGCTAAAAAACTGAAAGATCGGCTGGAAGAGATCGATAAGCTCGCGAAGAATGCGGCTGGAGGCACTGGCGGGAAGGCTTATTCCGAAGCTGAGCTTAATCAGCTTCGAGATGCCGCTCGCAAGCAATTCACCGACAGGCCTGCTGCCGGGTCGGTCGACCTGACTGGCTTCAATACTACAAAAAACGACCTGTCGAGCATCCTTTCTGAGTACAAAAACGCCCAGAAGGAACTGGACGCAGCGCAGAAAGCCGGCCTGATCTCCCAGGAAGACTACGCCCTGAAGCGCGAAGCCCTGATCGGGAACGAGCGCGACGAGGTGACGGCAGCATACGAGGCCGAGATCGCCGCGTTGGAGGCCGTCAAAGCCAAGTCCGGCACATCGGCTGCCCAGCGTATTCAACTTGACCAGAAGATCGCTGACGCACGCACAGGCATGGTCAAGGCGCAGAAGGACGCAGACAGTCAGCTTGAAGTGCTGGCAACAAGCGAGACCGGGCGCCTGGCCAAGCAGGAACGGGCGATCACTTCCTACGTCCAGGCTCTGAGCCAGCAACAGAAGGCCCTGGAGCTGGCTGGTCAGCGCGCAGTTCTCGGCGTTGGGCAGGGCGATCGCCAGAATGCGCTCAGCGGGCAGTTGAACAACCAGCAAGATCGATTCGCTCAGCAGTCGCTGGCGCTGGAGGATCAGCGCTCCGACCCGTCGCGCAATATGTCGGACGAAGAGTTCAAGCGTAAGTCGCAGGCTCTCGCGGATGCGAACAAGGCCGCTACCGACCAGATCCGGCAGAACTACGCGGACGTGGAGGACGCCCAGGGTGATTGGACGAAGGGCGCCACCTCGGCGTGGGACAACTACCTGGATTCGGCGCAGAACGTCGCCGGCCAGACCAAAAGCCTGTTCGGCAACGCCTTCAGCTCAATGGAAGACGCAGTCGTCAACTTCGCCATGACCGGCAAGCTGTCGTTCGCTGACTTCACCAAGTCGATTCTGGCGGACATGGCCCGGATCGCTACGCGGCAGGCAGCATCTGGATTGCTCAGCTCCCTGGTTGGGGTTGGTGTCTCGGCCGCGGGCTCGTACTTCGGCGGCGCTTCATCTGGGGGCTCGACCCAGGCGGGGTACACCGGCACCGATCTATCGGGATTCACTCCGGGCAGCATTCAGGCCAATGGTGGCGCTTGGTCGGGCGGCGTGCAGATGTTCGCCGACGGCGGTACCTTCACCAACTCCATCGTCAGCAAGCCCACGGTGTTCGGCATGGCCAACGGCAAGACCGGGGTCATGGGCGAGGCGGGCGAAGAGGCAATCATGCCACTGACCCGCACGGCCAGCGGCAAGTTGGGCGTCATGGCAATGGGCGGCGGGTCTGGCGGTACGCAGATCAACGTCGACGTTCGCATCGATGGCGACGGCAACGCATCCTCCTCGACCGATACGCCGGGTTACGAGGCGTTCGGCAAGGACCTGGCCAACTTCGTCGAGCAGAAGTACCAGCAGTTGATGAAGAAGGACCTGGGGCAGGGCGGCCGTATCTCAACGGCAATCAAAGGACGCTAAACCATGGCACTCGAAACATTCACCTGGGCCACCGAGAAGGGCGCGGAGGGAGAAATTACCCAGCGCGTCCGCACCCAGCAGTTCGGCGACGGCTACTCGCAATCGGTCGAGGATGGGATCAACAACCGGTCGCAATCCTGGCCGGTCACCTTCACCGGTGCAAAGGCTCGCACCCAGGCGATCATGGTGTTCCTTGATCGCCACAAGGGGGCAAGGGCCTTCCTCTGGACGCCGCCCTTGGGCGAGTTGGGGCTTTACAAATGCAAAGGCTACAAGCCCGTGCACAGAGGCGGTTCGGTCTACGCGATCAACGCAACGTTTGAACAAACCTTCCACCCCTAAAGGCAATCCTCATGGCACTGATCGCGGACATCCAGAAGCTGGAGCCCGGCGGCGAAATTCGCCTGTTTGAAATTGACGGCACCGAGTACGGCGCCGACTACCTGCGGTTTCACGGTCATGCGATCCCGCACACGCCGGATGAGCTTCGGGCTTATGCCGGATCGGGCCAGGATCTGCCGGCCAAGTCGATCTGGTGGCAGGGCAACGAGTACGCGGCCTGGCCGGTGCAGCTTGAGGGCCTGAGCTCAAGCAGTGATGGATCAGCCACGCGGCCCACGTTCGCTGCTGGCAACGTCAACGGGCGGATCACCGCGCTGTGCCTGGCCTTCGACGACCTACTGAAGTTCAAGCTGACCGTGTGCGAGACGCTGGCCCAGTACCTGGACGCAGCGAACTTCCCCGAAGGTAATCCCACGGCCGACCCCACCCAGGAGGCGCTGGAGATCTGGTACATCGACCAGAAGACCGGTGAAGACGGCGAGGTCGTGCAGTGGGAGCTTTCCTCTCCGGGTGAGATCGACAACCACGGTTTGCCCGGGCGCCAAATGACGACCTTCTGCCACTGGGCAATGACCGGCGGCTACCGTGGGCCGAACTGCCAATACACCGGCGGTGCGATGTTCGATGACGACGACAATCCCACGGACGACCCAAGCAAGGATCAGTGCAAGGGCGGACTGAAGTCTTGCAAGTTGCGCTTCGGCGAGAACAACGAACTCAACCATGGGGGATTCCCCGCAGTGTCCCTGATTGCCCGGAGCTGACCATGCGCAAACACATCCTGAACGCGATCGAAGCGCATGCGGCTGCCCAGTACCCGAAAGAGTGCTGCGGCCTGCTGTTGGCCATCGGGGCCAAGCAGAAGTACTTCCCGTGCCGCAACACCGCGACGGAGCCAAGCGAAGAGTTTCGGATCGACCCAGAGGACTACGCCATGGCGGAAGACCTAGGTGAAGTGATCGGCATCGTTCACTCCCACCCAGACGCTACCAGCCGGCCGTCACCGCGCGACCTGGCCATGTGCGAGGCGACCGGGCTGCCCTGGCACATCCTGAGTTGGCCCGAGGCGGATCTGCGCAGCATCACCCCGACTGGTAGCACGCCGCTGCTGAATCGGCCGTTCGTGCACGGTGCCTGGGACTGCTGGCAGGTCTGCGCTGACTGGTACAAGCGCGAGTGGGGGCTTGAGTTCGAAGCCTTCAAACGTGAGGACGGCTGGTGGGAGCAGGCCGACGGCCCGAGTCTTTACGAGCAGGCCTACGAGGCTGCTGGGTTCTACCGAGTCGACCAGACGCAGCGCGGAGACATGATTGTCATGGCCGTGGGCCGGACGGTGCACCCGAACCATGCTGGGATCTACTTGGGCGCTGATCCAGCGCTACCAGGTGAGGAGTCGAGCACATTCGGCCCTGGGCCTTTCCTGTTGCACCACCTGTACGGCCGGCCGAGCGAGATCATCGTATTCGGTGGGCCATGGCTGGACCGGGCACGCCTGATCCTCAGGCACAAAGACGCAAAGCAACCACATTGACGCGGCTGTGCCGCAGGAGAAACATATGAAAAAAGCAATCTGCAGTGCTGCGAAAGACTCAAGCGGCAAGCCAATGTGGTTGATCATGCCGGATGGCAGCTTTTTCATCAGCCAAAAGGCTGTTGATCAGGCCAGCATCCAGCACTTGGAACTTAAAGGTTAGTTTCCTTCGAGGGATTCAGGCAGCTATCTCAGTCAACAACGGTTGGAAGGTTTTGGCCTGGGAAAACCTTTTTAAAAACCTCTAGCGGGTAGTAATCACCTACGCCTTGCTGCCTGGAAGCGTAAACAGCCGCTCCAATTCGTTGCATTGCGTGCTCGGGATTGGCGGCAGCCTGAGTGTGTGCGAGCGCCAGTACCAAATTGGTGAGTTGAGCAACTGCGTGCTCAGTGCTTATTTCTTGCTGTGACATATTGACCTCCAGGTCATAAAAGCGCCGATATTGGCGCTATCCCAGTCCTTGGGCTTGCAGGCAAAGGACTGGGGAAATCCTTGCGTGAAGGCTGGAGGCTACTACGGAGGGTGCTGGGGCGTTACTGGCATTCCATCCAGTTAGTTGAACCGCCGTAGAGATCGGAGTCTTGTGCAGTTTCGGGTATCTTGTTCGATTTTCCAGTTAGGGGGTTCGAATCATGGAGATAGGGAAGGTTTCCTTGGTCGACGTAGTGACATTGCTTTTCGCCTTGGTGAGCTTGTTGGTGGCCATGCGTGCGCTGGGTAGGACAAAATCCAATGAGCTTTTTGCATTGCGTCAGAGCCTCGTGCTTAAGTCCGAGCAGGCGCGCTCAGAGTGGCACAAGCTGAATCGAGAAAATGAATCAGTTATTAAGCAAGTTGAAGCGCGCTTTCCAGCTGCCTTGCCAGAGGTCGCTGTGATGTTGGAGTTTCTTCTCGGACAGCGAGAGCATTTGAAGATGTGTCTCCGCGACGCGGCAGCATTGGCGGAAGACATCCATAGAAATGTCGACAAGATGAGCGAAAAAAAGTGTCGGCTTTATCTGCGAGACATTGATCCAAGCTTGGAAATGCTCTCTCGCAATCGCGGCGTAGTGCAGGGCCGAATGGAGGAGTTGATGGCGCGCCTGGATGCAAGCTCTGGGCAATTGCAGCAGCGTTAGTGTTTGAGGCCAGCGGAAGGTGACTTCTACGCGGACGGGTCCAGAGACCGGCTTTTTGCATCCGTCCCTCAGTGCTACAGTCCCGCTAAACCATAGAGGGAACGACATGCGAATTTTGATAGCGGCGCTGCTGGGGGTGATGCTGGCGGGGTGCATGGCTCCAACCATGAATGAAGCTCGGCAGGAGGGGCCTTACAAGGTGCTGACCTCGAGTAAATCCGATGCTGCACTGGCTAAATGCGTTCAGTACGAATGGCAGAATCAGCCTATCTTCGGCGGCGCGCCCGGGGCAACGCTTCAGCCAGGGCGTGACGCCGGATACACGGTTTTCACCGAGGGCTCTCAGTACTTCGTTGATATCCAGCCCAAGGGCTCAGGTTCTGAGGTGAAGTATTACGTGGTAGTTGGTAACTGGATCGCCAATAAAAGACTCTCCGCGCTGCAAGGCTGCCTGTAGCGGCACATCAATTTGTTCACGGCTCGCTTCGGCGGGCCTTTTTATTACCTGGAGAGAAGTACATGGCGGCACTTGCGATCAATTATCAGCCCATGACCACGATCCTACTTTATGGCCAGCTCCGACAGTTCGGGCGCTCCTTCCGTATGGCTGTGAAAACTCCGGCTGAAGCAATCAAGGCTTTGTGTGTGCAAATACCGGGGTTTGAACGATTCCTGTCCAACGCCAAGTCCAGGGGGATTGAGTTCGCCGTATTCCGTGGAGCGACGAACCTTGCAGAAAAGGAGCTCGGGTTTACCGGTGAGGGGGATATCCGTATTGCCCCGATCATTACCGGAAGCAAGCGCGGTGGCGCGCTGCAAACCATTATCGGCGCAGTATTGATTGTTGTCGGCCTTGTAATCACCGGCGGCACATTCGGTGCAGGCGCGCCATTCGGTTCGGCGCTGATCATGATGGGTGGTTCTATGATGCTGGGCGGCGTCATCCAAATGCTCAGCCCCCAAGCTAAAGGCCTCAAGACCAGCGCAGCCCCCGAGAACACCCCTGGTTACGCCTTCGGCAGCGCCAAGAACACCACGGCTTCGGGCAATCCGGTTCCGCTTTGCATCGGCAAGCGGCGCTGGGGTGGGGCAATCATCAGTGCCGCCATCTACGCCGAAGACCAGATGTAGCCATTCAATCGAACACTGCAGCCGCCCATGAGGCGGCTTTTTACTGCCTGGAGGAAAGCATGGGCGCAGCACCACAGCTCGACATCAGCGGCGCCAAGGGCGGATCCGACAAACCCAAGACCCCGACTGAGGCACCGGACAGCCTGCGCTCGATAGCCGTGGCCAAGATGCTGATTGCGATGGGCGAGGGCGAGTTCGCGGGTAACCCGACCGCACAGGACATCTACCTCGACAACACGCCCCTACAAGACCCCCAGGGCAACATGAACTTCCCGAACGTGAAGTGGGAGTTCCGCAGCGGCTCGGTGGAGCAGGGCTACATCCAGGGCATCCCTTCGGTGGAGAACGAGACCACGCTGGGTATTGAGCTGCGCAGCGACACGCCGTGGGTCCGAGCCATCAGCAATACCGAACTGTCGGCCGTGCGCCTGCGCTTCGCCTGGCCCGCGCTGCAGTCGGTCAGTTCTAATGGCAACATCAATGGCTATCGGATCGAGTACAAGGTTGAGGTGGCCACCGATGGCGGCGGCTATCAGCCAGTGTTGAGCGAGGCTGTGGACGGCAAGACGACCAGCACCTACGAGCGTACGCGCCGTATCGATCTGCCGCCGGCATCGAGCGGCTGGCTGCTTCGCGTCACTCGCATCACGCCCAACAAGAACAACAACAAAATCGCCGACACCATGCAGATCGCAGGCTTCACCGAGGTGATAGACGCGAAGCTGCGATACCCGAACACCGCGCTGCTCTACATCGAGTTCTCGGCTGAGCAGTTCCGCAACATTCCGGCCGTGACGGTCGATTGCCGCGCGCGTAAGTGGCAGGTGCCGAGCAACTACGATCCAGACAGCCGCACCTACAACGGCATCTGGGACGGCACCTTCAAGCAGGCGTGGACCGACAATCCTGCCTGGGTCACCTATGGCATCACCGTCAACGATCGTTTCGGCCTCGGCCGCCGCATCAAGCCATGGCAGGTCGATAAGTGGGAGCTGTACCGGATCGCCCAGTACTGCGACCAGTTGGTGCCAGACGGTAAAGGTGGCCAGGAGCCGCGCTTCATCTGCAACCTGAACCTGCAGGGCAAGGCCGATGCCTGGTCGCTGCTGCGCGACATCTCGGCGATTTACCGGGGCATGACCTACTGGGCCCAGGGCCAGGTATTCACGTTGTCGGATATGCCGCGCGCGACCGACTTCGACTTCGCTTACACCCGGGCAAACGTGATCGATGGCAAGTTCACCTATTCCAGCTCATCGGAACGCACCCGCTACAGCCGTGCTCTGATCAGCTACGACAACCCGGCGAACAACTACGACACCGACGTCACCGCGGCGACCGATGCCAAGCTCCAGCGTCGCTACGGCGACAACCCGCTGGAGATCAGTGCCATTGGTTGCACTCGAGAGTCGGAAGCGCAGCGCCGTGGCAAGTGGGCGCTGCTGACCAATGCCAAGGACCGCGGCATCACCTTCAAGGTGGGGCTGGACGGACGCATCCCGCTGCCGGGCTACGTCATTCCGGTGGCTGATGAGTTGCTCGCCGGCCGCGCTATCGGCGGCCGTATCTCGGCAGTGAGCGGCAAGGTCATCACCCTGGACCGAGACACCCAGGCCAAGGCCGGTGACCGGCTGATCCTCAACCTGCCAAACGGCAAGTGTGAGGGTCGCACGGTGCAGTCGGTCAGCGGCCGCAAGGTGACTGTGACGACCGTTTACTCGGCAACGCCTGAGCCGCAACTGGTGTGGGCGCTGGATGCGCCTGACTTGGCTATTCCGCTGTACCGGGTCACCAGCGTTTCACGCCCAGAGCCTGGCGTGTTCGAGATCTCGGCCGTGCAGTACGACCCGAGCAAGTTCGCCCACATCGACACCGGTGCTCGTCTGGAAGATCGGCCGATCAGCGTGATTCCGATCACGGTTGTTCCGGCGCCGGCCAGCGTCACCCTGACTGCAAACTCGGTTGTCTCCCAGGGCATTGCAGTCGCAACCATGAGCATCACTTGGCCGGCGGTGGTTGGCGCAGTCGCCTATGACGTCGAGTGGCGCAAGGACAGTGGCAACTGGATCAAGCTGCAGCGTATCGGCACGACCAGCGTTGACGTGGTGGGGATCTACGCCGGGGCCTATCTGGCTCGGGTTCGAGCAGTGAGTGCCTTCGACATCTCGTCGATCTGGCGTGACTCGGTGCTGACCGAACTCACTGGGAAGCAGGGCCTACCCCCTGCCGTTTCGTTCCTGACCGCCGAAAGCCTGCTGTTCGGCATCGGCCTCAAGTGGGGCTTCCCCGCTGGCGCCGAGGACACCCAGCGCACGGAGATCTGGTACAGCCAGGCCACCAGTATTGAGACGGCGACCAAGCTGGCCGACCTGTCCTACCCGCAAAGCGACTACAACCTGCAGAGCTTGAAAGCCGGCGCGCAGTTCTTCTTCTGGGCGCGGCTGGTCGACCGCACCGGCAACATCGGGCCGTGGTACCCGGCCGGGGTTGGTGTCATGGGGCAGGCCAGTGCAGATGCTGGGCCGATCCTCGACATGATCGCCGGGGAGATTGGACGCACCGAGCTGGGCAAGGACCTGCTCGACGAGATCGATAAGATCCCGGGGCTACAAGACCAGCTCGACGCACTCGATGGGCTTTCCGCCTATAAGCCTGACGAGGTGTATCAGGCAGATCAAATGGTTGTTGGGGATGGGCGCATCTACCAGGCTACACAAGAGGTGCCCATCAACACGCCGCCGCCGAACCCGGCTTACTGGCTCGACGTTGGCAAGACGGTGCAGACCGCCAATGGCCTGGCGCAGCAGGTGGCGACCAACACCGCCAACATCACCGAGATCGACGGGGTGGTCACCGCCCAGGCAACGGCATTCGATGCGCTGCGGGCTTCATGGCGCGAAGACGACGGGGAAGGTGATCTGGCTGGCGCGTTGAAGGACTGGGGCAGCACTGCCGCAATCGCGGAAGAGTCGAAGGTGCGAGCTTCCGAGGGCGAGGCCTTCGCCCAGCGCCAGTCCACCCTCGATGCCAAGTTGGGTGTGAACGCAGCGAACATCACCGAGTTGTCACAGGTGGTGGCCACCAACGATTCAGCCACAGCAGTGAAGATCACCCAGCTCAACGCCAAGGTTGGCGATAACTCGGCGGCAATTCAGGAGACCAGCAAGGTCGTCGCCGATCTGGACGGCAAGGCCTCGGCGATGTGGTCGGTGAAGATGCAGGTCAACGCCCAGGGGCAGTACGTCACCGCGGGCATTGGCCTTGGAATCGAGAACGTTGGCGGAGTGTTTCAAAGCCAGTTCCTGGTGAGCGCTGATCGGTTTGCGGTTGTGAATGGGATTAATGGAAGCCTGGCTTCGCCATTCGCGGTACAGGGCGGCCAAGTATTCATGAACTCGGCATTCATCCAGGACGGCAGCATCTCGATGCTGAAGATCGGGCAGTACCTGCAGTCCGATAACTACATTGCCGGCGTTCAGGGTTGGCGCCTGGATAAGGCCGGCAACCTGGAGTTCAACGGTCCGGCTCCCGGTGGCGGGCGACTGACAATGACCAATCGGGCGATCAAGGTCTACGATCAGAACAACATCAAACGGGTGCAGTTGGGGGATCTCGACGCATGAGTCATGGGATGCGGATCTGGGGCGGTGATGGTGCGCTTCAACTTGATGAAAACTCGTTTACGGTCAGGCTAGTTTTGTCCGTGTCGGTAACATTTAACGGAGCGAAGGGCTATCAGGATTTCGCTGTGCCAGGCTGCAACGCCAGTAACGCAACGGCGTTCGTTGTCCCTTCCTCGCCTGTGACAGCATCCGATCGTCAATTTGAAACTGAGATGCTCGATGGCGTGGCGCGAGTCTACAACTACACGCGCACGTTCGATGCCAGCTCGGTCTCTGTTGGGACTATGAGGCTATTTGTTGTGAGGTTTAAATAATGAGCTTTGGTTTAAGCTTTTCGAATAATGACAACGTTGTTGTTTTGGATTCGGAGTATGCAAGGTTGTGCGTAGTCTACAGTGGGCGCTACGCACCAAACGACGGGACGGGCTATCGCTCTATTATTACTTTCCCAGCTCCTATAACAAGTATTGAACAGCCGCTGATTTTCATAAGGCCAGACACTGTGGCGGGCCTTCTTAAACTTGGCGCTGCGGGGGTTCCACAAGGCAGTCCGGGAAACTGGACGGGGTTTATTACTGGTGCATTCGATCAGGTGGGATTTCGTCCAAATGGGAGATATGTGGTCGCAACATTTGGTGCTCAGCCTATAGCGCAGTATGGACTTAGGCTATTTTCAAGTGCGGGAGCCACTATATTTGACTCTGGAACACCTAGCTTCTTATTCACAAGAGCGTTTCAGAATTGGACCTATGTAAAGTCAACTCAGGGCGATCAGGGGTCATATGTCAATTACTACACAGTGCCTTTTGATTTTCCTGAGAACGAGTATTTGATGGCTAACTCATTTTCCATGAGGATGAACAATGCTGACAACCTCGGTCGAACGCTGTACACGTGGTGGGACTTCCCGAATAAGGTTTTGTATGCAGTAACTAACGGGTTCTCTAACCCGTATGCCTTTTGGTTGCCAGCGATGTTCGGCAAGCTTGCAGTCTAGCTAGGTACAACAAACCCAGCCCGCCAAGTGCGGGTTTTTTATCGACCAAATAAAGGAATAGCCATGCCCTGGTACAAAGCCGGGACGGTTTCTGTCGTCCAAAATTCCAATGCGGTGACCGGTGCAGGTACTGCGTTTATTGCCAACAGCCGGGTAGGGGATGCCTTCCGTGGGCCCGACGGAGGCTGGTACGAGATCACCAACATTGCCAGTAATACCGCCCTGTCCATCGCGCCGAACTACCAGGGCGCTACTACAGCAGCAGGGATCTATGCGCTGGCTCCGATGCAGGGCTACGTCAAGGATTCAGCCGACGCACTGCGCGCACTAGTCAACCAGTTCGGAGCAACGCTGGCAGCGCTGGGCACCGCCTCTACAGCGACAGTCACGACCTCAATAACGGATGCAACACTCGGAAGACTTCTGAAAGTTGGGGACTTCGGCATGGCCCTTCCGGCAGGGGCCCAGTGCTCGGCTGTCGGAGACGCCAATACAGCAACCATTCCTGGGGCGTACCGGATGGGAGCTCCCGACCTGAATAAGCCGGCCGCTGGCCAAGGGCAGCTACTGGTGTGGAAGTCTTACGCGAATTACGTCCTCCAAATGTACGTACCAGCCACTGCAGCGATTAGTAATCTGTGGACGAGAACATCCCCAGATCTCGGGGTTACCTGGACTCCTTGGACAACCCCCGCGGCCGGCAGTACGGAAACCGACAACCTGGTGGTTGACCCTAACGGTGCGTTGGGTACTGGGGCATTTGGGGGGCAGGTAGTTTCGGTTGTGGATCGATATAGTTCGGGCGCGCCTTCATTAGCGCCAAGCAAGGTTCTGCACAAGATCACCTTCACCAACACAAACAACCAATACTCGCAGGTGTACCTGGACCCCAAGCGGGCGGCTGGAGTTACCTCGCTGGACAATGCAGGTGCTATCGCCGTACGGCCCGGTGAAACATACACCGTAAGTTTTGACGGGTTCGCGGATGGTGTTGTTGGCGGCAGGCGAATTGGGGCTATTGCTCACTGCTACCAAGCGAACACGAACGTCACCAACCTCAACATTGCAGGGCCGACAGTAGACGCCAATGGCGCATGGACCCCGTACAGCTTCACCTTCACCGTACCGGCTGATATTTACAGTATTTGGGTTCGCTTATTAGCGCCCTCCGGCGTCACAACCAATCTTTACGTCGGCAACATTCGTGTAGAGAAGCTTCAGCCTCAACCTGGCCTGGCTACGTCGGGCGCTAACAGCAATATCACCAGTCTTGCAGGGCTCACCACGCCGCTCAGTGTTTCTCAGGGTGGTACGGGATCCAGCACGGCAAGCGGCGCACTGGCCAATTTAGGCGCGATGCCCGCTGCTGGTGGCTTTTACAATCCAGACTTTGTATCCGTAAAGGTTGGCGGGACTCGACCAAACTTGGCTGCACAAGGAATGCACCTGCTCTGGAATACCGCCGCTGGCGGCCTCACCGGGGAAGGGGCGTTTGTGTGCAACAAGGGAGGGGGGACTGGCGGGTTTAGCTGGCGATCAATCGACACGGGCAACACTACCACCGGCCCGACAATGACTTACACCTATGCCGGCGTGCTCAATGTCCCCGGTGCCGTTAACCAAAACTCTGATAGACGCCTAAAAACAAACGACATCGAGATCGTTGACGGTCTTGAGAGGATCTTGAGGGTTCGCCCCGTAGAGTATGACCGTAGAGACTCCTTTGATTCTGAGGAGTACCCACACCATGAAGTTGGCGTTATTGCTCAGGAACTCTTCGAAATAGCACCTTTACTGGTTACGCCTGCCAACCCTGACGACGCGAAAGATGCCTGGAAAGTAAACTACACCGGGCTGATTCCGTACCTGGTATCCGCGATCAAAACCCTCAAGGCCGAAATAGAAGAGCTGAAGTCAGCCGGCAAATAGATCAATCAGAGCAGCACATCACCCGCCATCGAGCGGGTTTATTTTTGCCTGGAGAAAAGTAATGGCAAGACTTTCAGAGGCCCGCGCGGGCACCCGCAACGCGCTGGCCTTCATCGACATGCTGGCCTGGGCCGAAGGCACCAGCACCTCCCCAGCCACGGCCATGGACGGCTACGACGTGATCGTCACTGGCATCGACAACAAGCCGGAGGTGTTCAAGGACTTCACCGACCACCCCTTCGCCAAGGGCCGCAAGTCCAAGGTGATCAACAGCAAGGGCCTGACCTCGAACGCCTCGGGCCGGTACCAGCAGATGCTCAGGGACTGGCCGCACTACAAGGCTTTGCTCAAGCTGCTGGACTTCAGCCCGATCAGCCAGGACCTGCTGGCCCTGCAGCATGTGCGCGAGTGCCGGGCGCTACCCGACGTTCATGCCGGCCGGATCGAGACTGCTATTCGCAAGTGCGCGAACATCTGGGCCAGCCTGCCCGGGGCGAACTACGGCCAGCGGGAGCGCCGACTCGAGGACTTGCTCAAGCAATACCGCCTGGCGGGCGGGGTGTTGTCGTGACGGCCTTTCGCAGGTTGTCCCGTGTGCTGGCCAAGTGCGAAGAGGATCGACTGTTCTTCAACTGCCCTGGCTGCGACATGGTCCATGGCATTTCGCATGGCTCAGGCCCGGGGCCGCGCTGGGGCTGGAATGGCGATGTCGATAAGCCGACGTTTACGCCTTCTGTGCTGGTGACGTGGAGCGAACCGAGCGACAACCCTGGCGAATTTGATGATGCCTCCAAGGATGTGAAGAAGGTCTGTCACTCATTCGTGACCGACGGCCGCATCCAGTTCCTAGGCGACTGTACGCATGCACTGGCGGGCCAGACGGTTGGCCTGCCAGGATTAAGCGAGGATTACCTGTGAGCGCCGCTGGCTGGAAGATGGCGGGCGTAGGGTTGGTGGTTGTCCTGCTGCTGGCAATGGGCGCCGCGGGTGGCGTGTGGCTGGCTGCTGGGCATTACCGGCCGCTGCTCGACGCCGCGAACACTGACCTGGCCAACATCAAGTCCGCACGCAACAACCTGGAGGCGCTGGCGGGTGAGCAGGGCAGGAAGCTTGGCGAGTTGGTGCGGGCCGGCGATCTGCGGGAGCGAAACGCAGCTTTGGCGCAGACCCAGGCCAAGGAAGAGGCCCGGCCAGACTACACCGCAGCCAATCGACTGCTGCAGGAGCGAACTAGCGGAGACCCGGCCCTGGCCGCGTCATCGATCATTGATCAGGAGTTGGGGTTATGAGGTTGCTGCTGATGGGGTTGGTGGTGCTGCTGGCGGGATGCGTGACTCAGGAGCCCGAGGTACGCACTGTGCGGGTGGAGGTGCCGGTGCTGGTGCCCTGCAGGACGCAGGAGGTGACGGTGCCACCTTGGGCAGCGGCCAGCGTGAAGAAGGCCGATCCGTTGGAGTTGAAGGTGCGGGCGCTGCTGGCTGAGCGTCGGCAGCGAATCGGGTACGAGCGGGAATTGGTCGCGGCGGTTGGTGCGTGTCGGTAGGGCGCGGGCCTGGAATGGGCTGCGTGACTTTTGCGTGACTGTGCGTGACCTTATGTTGATCTATAGCCATTCGATTGCAGCGAGCGCCAATGAAATCAACCATGTACCAAGGGTTTACTGTGTTCCTGCGCGCATGGGGTACAAACCGGCGAAATTTTCCTCACGGGTTACCCATGATTGCAGTCTTGCATCGCTCCTCATAGGTAAATTTCAAGGTTGACACATTACGGTCTTCTACTCTGAACGATCCCCAGTCCTCGAAAGGTGGCCGAAGCACCGTCCGCAGACTCTCGATAACTTTCTCTGGGTCAGCATCATTTCGGACATCCTTGCTGCAGGTTGCTAGAAGTCCGCACATCTGGCCGGGGTTTTGAAGGTCTAGCGGTACGTGCCAAGGAAGGCAACTTGTCGTTCCGTCAAACAGGCAGAACAGGGCTGGATAGCCTTTGAAATGCTGATAGAACATCCAGCGAAGATGGTTGGTGAAATCCTCAAAATAGATCTCTAGGTCTGTGACCACCGCCTGCTCGGTACCGTGGAAGAAACATTCCCGGCTCGCCTCCAGTGTGAAAGTGAAGAATCTTGCGTGACCCTGCTGGTTCACCACTCCAACCCCATACTGCCCGGTCTTGCGGATGATTGGCCGCTGCGTGATGTAGAGGTAATCGGGGGCGCGCGGAGGCGCGCATGAATCGTCATCGTCGTAAGATGATGATTGGGTGCCGCGCGAGCTCGCGTAAGCTGAGTTATTTGGATTTAGCTGGTTAGAGCGGTTATCCCTATCGTCTTTACTCGACATGCACTTCTTCCCATTACATGTGTCTGGGCTTACAAGTTAGCTTAGTTGGTTCCGATGCTCGGTCAATCTGACAAGCTTTCTATTTCCACTAAAGCAATCACTCGGGTAACGAGGTGCAGGTGATTTCACTCCGGCGTCATGAGCACCGCGAGTGTCAGCTTGATGAACTCCTCGTTCTTGTCGATGGTATCCAAGGCGCCGCGGACGTTCTCGGCGACGCCTGCCGAGCCTCCACCCAGTTCGATAGCTCCATGATGGCGGCCTCGAGGGCGAGCTGGTTCTCGTTGATCTTGAACAGCAGGGAAGGGAGCAGGTCTGAATTTGGCAT